TCCCCGGCACGCTGAACGCCCGGATGTGGAACAGCTCGTCGCGGGACATCTGCCGGCCGTAGAAGTAGATCCGGGCCCGCATCGGGTTCCACGGCTGGTCCGGGTCATCCAGCACCTGGACCCGCTCGGCCGGGAGCCACTCGATTCCGGTCGGGTAGCCGTAGCCGTCGCGGCCGGTGATGTAGCCCCACGCGTTGCCCTGCAGCACCAGCGACGTCATCGCCTGGAACAGCCAGTCGTACACGGTGCCGGTCGCCGACGGCCTGGCCAGCAGCGGCGAGGGCGTGTCCAGCCGCTGCGGCTTGCCGCCCGGCAGCTTGCGGTACTGCTGCAGCGGCAGGGAGGCGACCGCGTCGGCGAGCAGCCGCGTGCCTGAGTACAGCGGCGAGAGGCGCAGCGACGCCTCAACGCCGCCCGTGGCCTCCGATGGGTGGGCCGGGCCGCCAGCGTCGAACCTGACGTAGGGACTGTCCCAGGGGCGGTAATCGCCAGGGGACCCCACCGATGGTGCGTGCCTCAGTGAATTCGGCGTTGATGCGGTCTACCAGGCTCATGGCCACCCCCTTCCGAGCGTCATTGGCGTTTGGTCAGTGGCAGCCAGCGAGCAACCCCTATAATTCGGGTATGTCCCTGCGGAAAGACCTGGTCGGACAGCGTTTCGGCCGACTGCTGGTGCTGTCGTACGGCTTCACATTGAAAGGTGACGCCTGCTGGCGCTGCCGGTGCGAGTGCGGCACCGGGAAGATCATCCGTGGCTCGGTGCTGCAGCGCGGCACCACCATGAGCTGTGGCTGCCTGCGGCGTGAGGTGACAGCCGCGCGTTCCACCAAGCACGGGCTGGCGACGCGGTCTGGCAGGACGCCGACCTACTACAGCTGGCAGAACATGATCGGGCGGTGCACCAACCCGGACCATCCCCGCTGGGCCGACTGGGGTGGCCGGGGCATCACGGTCTGCGAGGCGTGGCGTGAATATCCGGCGTTCCTGGCAGACATGGGCGAGAAGCCACGCGGCATGACGCTCGATCGGATCGACAACGACGGGAACTACGAGCCCGGGAACTGCCGGTGGGCTACCTCAGCCCAGCAGGCGCGGAACACGAGGCGTACCAGGCTGACCCCGGAGAAGGTGCTGGACATCCAGCGGCTTCACGCTCAGAAGCTAGCCGTCGGTGCTATCGCGGACGCTGTCAGCGTGGACCGTCACACCGTGGGAACGGTGTGCATCGTCCTGGATGCCGTCTATCCACCTGCGGAAATCTTCGGCCGGGAACATGTAGCCCCATCCACCGCAGCGGCCATGCGGATAAATTCGGCGGATTGACAGCAGCCAGCCATCGCCCTGGTCGAGGAGCACGCGCCGCTGGCAGCAGGCGATCGACTTGCGCGGGTGCTTCCACCGGAATGTGACGTACTCGCCCGGGTCGCCGAAGTAGCCGCCTGACGGGTACCGGATGTCGAGCCGGCCTGCGGTCGCGGCCTCGGAGGCGTCGAACAGCCAGATCATCCGGGCGCCGTAGAACGCTTCCCGTTCGGCGATCTCCGCCGGGGAGATGCCGCTGTGCTGTAGCTCGACAACCCAGCCGGTTGCGGTGACGAGATCTGCGCGGTGCGGGCCCATGACGACTTCACGGCGGCCAGGCGGTGCGGACGCCTGCCAGTCCCGGTGCCATGTGGTGTCCGACTCGGCCCACGGGTCGCAGTCCTCGCGTGCGTGATGGGCCCAGTGCCAAGCTACGATCTGCCCGCACTTGGGCGCCACCGCTGCGCTACAGGTCGGGCAGACCGCCTGCATTTCCGGTGTAGCTGGGATGCGCTCACCAGATAGCGATGTGGCATAGAACATTTCCGAGATCTCCCAGGTATGCGAGGGACCCTCGCGGCCTGGGAGCACGCAAGGGTCCCTCTAACCCCGGTAGCTAGCCGAGGATTCCTAACTTTCCCGCCCATGCACCGCCCTGGTCAGCCACGCAACCATCCACCGCTCGAAATCGCTGTCGGGGAAGCTGCCGTCCAGCACGATGGGCTTCCGGACGCGCCGCAGGAAACGCCACAGCCTCATCACGCGCCCAGCCGCTGGAGCTGCTGGCGCAGCCGGTCGTTCTCCTCGCGCAGCGACGCCCGCGACGGCTGGTTACCGTGCGCCTCACGCCACCCCAGCCGCGCCGCCGTCACGCACCACGCCACAGCCAGCCACAGCGTGCCCAGCGTCTTCGCCGTCACCCAGCCCAGCCCGAACAGCACCCCGGCGATCACTGTCAGCGCGGTGCGGCCAGGCTTCGCCGCCCGGGCACGCTCGCTGATCTCGTCAACCGGGATGCGGTCGAGCAGGGCAGTCGAGGTCATCGCGCTCCTAGCGGACCGAGTTGAGCAGGTTGTAGCCGGGGTGCTTGCTGAGCCCCCACAGCGCCAGCGTGGCGGCGGTGAGCGGGCAGATATCCACGACCGCGGCCCTGCGGTCCCACGCCCACGCGTCGCTCAGCGGCCGGGACGTCGCCCCGCCGAGAGCCGCCATCAGCGACTGGTCCCCGCGGTGCCGCAGCGACCCGGAATCCACGGCCGCCTCGTAGAACTGGCCGCACGCCTGCGCGGCCTCCCGGGTCGAGGGCTGCGTCACCGTGACCCCGGCGTCCTCCAGCGGGCCGATCAGCGACCCCGCCTGGCCGCCCGCGTCAACCACCACGGCGGCAGGCTTGTGCTTCCGCACCATCTCCGCCAGCCGCGGCACCACCCACGCCGTGCCATCACGGTGCAGGTCATCCGGGACCTCGACATGCAGCAGGCCGTCAGGGCGCCGCCCCGCGATCGCGACCGCCGCATGGGAACCGTGCCACTCCGCGTCCACGGCGAAGCACACCTTCCCCGACGGCTCCGACTTCGCGTCCAGCAGCGCCACCCACGCCGCCCGCGGGATCACCAGCCACGCGTCCGCCAGATCCGTCGGGTACAGGCCGATCCCCAGCCGCTCCCGCGCGAACACATCCGGGGCGAGGGCCGCACGCTCACGCGCCACGTACTCCGGCGTGATCCGGATCCCGAGCCCCGGGTTCGCCCGGGCCCAGTCCGCCGGATCCGCCGGATCGCAGGCGTCCGGGTCTACCGACCACTCGAAGAACGCCAGCGACGGGTCATTCCCGGCCACGCCACGCTGCCGCACGCGGCCCAGCTGCACACTCGTCGGCTTCCCGGCCGTCGATGCATACCAGACCTGCGGGTTCGGCCGCGCCGACAGCGTGGGCAGCAGCGCGGCCATAGCGTCGTCGCCGAGCTCGTACGCCTCATCCATGATCACCAGGTCGCCGGAGAACCCCCGGCCCGACCCGGAGGAGCGGGCGATGAACCGCAGCCGCTTCCCGTTCTTCAGCTCGATCGCCTCAGACCCGGCGCCCGTCCGGATCCGCTCGATACGCCGCTCGAACAGGGGATTATCGGCGATAAGTGCCCGGATCCTCAGGAAAGCCTCAGCGGCCGTCTTGAACTCATGCGCGCTGTGCAGGATCAGCCGTGCGCCGAAGTCGTCGAGGAACAGCGCCGCCATCTCCAGGGCCTCGAGGATTGAGCCCTTCCCGTTCTGCCGGGACACGATCAGGCCCACCTCGAACGCGGCCCACTGATCATCGGCCATGCGGCCGAGACCCTGGTCAAGCACCCACCTCTGCCAGTCATCCAGGTACAGCCCGGCCGACGCGGCCAGGTCCGCTACCCGGCTTCCCTCCGACTTCGCCGACGGCGGCACCGACGATAGCCGGGGCCGCTGATCACCCAGCAGCAGATCTCGGGACGGCACGGCGAGCGTTGAGCTCATCGATCACGTCCTTCTCCGGCCGCCGCGAACGGGCCTCTCGCACAAGGTCATCAAGGATCAGCCGCAACTGGGCGGCGGCGGCGGCGGCGGCGACAGCACCGCGGCTGGTGTCGATCTGCCGCGCCAGGCTCACAGCCAGCGCAGCCTTGGCCTCCGTCTGCACGGAACAGCCGAGCCTGCGCAGCTCAGACCGGGCGGCCTTCTCGACCGAACCGACAGGCTTACGCTCGGCCACCGAGGGCCCCCCATCCGTATCGTCGCAGGTCAGGCCCTAGTTTCACGCTGTGTAAATGTGCCATGACTGCGGCAGTCATGAGGGTGTCATGATCAAAAACTGGAACGCGGCGCGGAGGGCCCGGGATGCTTCACGGCCTCGCCGATCATGCCTGTGACCTGCGACGATGCGCGATGCCCATCCCCGGATGGACGATCAGTGGATGGCGGCTCAGTGGATGACAGTGCGACCGTCACCATCGCCTGCCGCTGCTCACTGTCACCGCTGCCGTGGATGGCTGGGGCCTGTCGTGGTGGCCGCGGTTGTGCTTGCGGCAGGCCAGTCCCAGGTACCCGCCGTGCTGGTGGTCATGCGCCAGGTCGAGGAGGTCGCACCACCTGCGGGTGGTGTGCCGCCAGAGTGCCTCTCCGCCGATGGCGCATGGCTGGCCTGGCCGGAATGCTTTCACCCACGCTGCACGCGCTGCCTGGTGGGGAGATCCATACCCGCGCTCGGTGGTCTTCCCGCTGACGCGCGGCCGGTAGGTGCGCGACTGCCGCTGCATGCGGCGGCTGCGTGCCATGGTGCTAGTGCGCGGCCACGTGGAAGTGCTCGACGAGCAGGATGATGATCGCCAGCACAACCAGGATGGCGATCAGCCAGATCAGCCAGCGCGGCACGGCGTCACCTCAGCGTGGGTCGTAGTGCTCGTATCGGGCGGTCGCGCAGCAGTTCACGGCTCCTCCGGCGCTGGTGCGGGGATGCGCACCTGGGCGGCCATGGCGGCCGTCTGTGGTGCGGTACAGCTCCACGACAGCGCCAGGCTGGGCGTCACCGGGGAGCCGCACGGGCACGGTGTCCATGGTTATTCCTCGGAGCTGTCGGTCCCGGCCGCGTTTGCCATCACGACCGCCTGCAGGTACTTGCCGGTCAGGTACAGGGCTTCCTTGCGGGTGAACCCTGCCTTGATGTTGCTCAGGAACAACTCATGCAGTTCGGCAGCACCCTGCCCCATGACCGTGATCGGGTCGCTGGGCATCGTCATGGTCACCTCACCAGAGCGGGACTTCGGCAGCTTCGAGCTGGACGCAGACGAGGTCCCAGCCGCCGCCGGCGAGTTCCTCCAGTTCGGCGTCCTCGTCGCTGACGCGTTCCCAGCCGCGGGTGGTGATCCGGTACCAGCCGTTCTCCCGGATGGGCTCGGCCATGGCTTCAGGCTGCCAGTGCTATCTGGTGGATGGCTGACGGCGCGAGATCTGGCTCATCGCGGGCAGTCGCCCGCCAGTAGGCGCAGCACTCTGCGCAGAGCGGGACGGTGTTGCCTGACAGGGCGCATGTCCACCGGTAGACGGCTGGCTGCCGGGGCTTGCCATGCGGGCAGGAGTAGCACAGCGCCATGGTCAGGCCTACGCGTCCGCCACGTGCAGGGAGCCGCTGACGTGGCTGCCGCCGAAGCTGGACGCCGCGGTCCCGTACCTCGGGTCGGCCAGGACGGCTTTCAGCGCCTCGTACAACTCGACCTCGGTGGCCACGGCGTCCGGTCCTGGCGCTGGCGTTTCGGCCGGGTCCACAGGCGGCGCGGCGGCGGGCACGTGGCCGGAGGCGTTCAGGGACCAGCTCATGCGTCATCTCCGGGATCTGGGCATGGGGAGTCAGGCACATTGAACCACGCTAATCACGTCCCGTCACCAACCATGGCGTCATCATCGCCGAAGTCAACGGGCCCGATGATCACGCCCGACGGATCGATACCCGCCTCCGCGGCGAGCGCAGCGCAGATCTCGGCCAGCACCCACTCAAGCACGCCCGCTGCTTCCGGTGCCACGTCAGCGCGGCACATCAGCAACTCCCAGCCATGGCGCCAGGGCCGCATGGAGCTTCATGATCTCCCGGGCATCGTAGACGGGCCACGGGTGGCCTGGCCTGCCGGTGCGCCGGTAGCCCTCGGGTTCCCATCGCAGCGCGCGGATGATCTCCCGTAGCTGCTGCTCGGTCATGGGCGGGTCGAGGACCTGCGCGGCCTCGGCCAGGGTGAGCGTGACCGTCGCAGGCATGACGCCTATGGTGCACGATGCGGCTCACGGTGCGGGTGACTCTTCAGGCTTGCCCCGGTTGCGCCGGTAGACGGGATTGGCCATGTCCGCGTAGGCCCGCTGGCTGCACGCCTTGCTGTCGGCGCAGATCCAGCTCGTCTCGCTGTCCCGGACCATGCCGTCCGACTCGGGAAGCTCCGTGTCCACCTCGGCTAGCCGCCCGCACCACCAGCAGTGCCTGAGGGCCTTCATGGCGCTGCCTGAACGGTGCCATCTGCCCAGATCACGCACGGTTCCCCGCTGACGCGCCCGATCTCCATCCGCGCCTGCGGACGCTGCCCGCGCGAATCCATGCACCCCGGGTAGACGCAGATGACCGCACCGCTGGCCACGGCCACCCGCAGCGAGAACGTGCGGCAGAACGGGCACGCTGGCGGCAGCCCGTCCGGCCCGCGCCGGATCCGCTCCCACCGCGGCATCTGGTCCACCGCGGCGAGCTGCTGGATGGCGGCGGACCAGCGGTCGATGATCCGGGCGGCCGCAGCAGCGGCGTCGGCGGTCATGCCGGAGCCGAGCCGCTCGATCGCGGCGATGGCGGCGATGGTGTTGGCGTCGGACCCGCCGCAGCGCGCGCCTGGGTGGCCGGTGATGGCGAGCAGCATCGACGCGCGGAGCCGCCTGAGGCCTTCGTGGGCGTCCATGGCCGCGGATGCTGCGGAGGGGTTCCAGGGCGGCCGTGAGGTGGGCTGGCCGCCGGTGGCAGTGCCGTCCTGGTCGGGTTCGGCGATGAGGGCCTGGGCGACGGGGAGCCACTTCTGGATGGCGTCGCAGGACTCGGCGAGGTCAGCGGTCATGGTCAGTACAGCTCCTCCGGCCAGGTCTGGGAGACGATGCCGCACCAGCCGCAGTAGGCCGGGACCAGCCCGGGGATGACCTCGAGCGGGTCGCTTACCTCCTGGCCGTGGCCGTCAAGGTGGGCGCAGGCGACGCACCAGAGCGTGACCGGCGGCCGTCGTGCGGCGTGGTCGTCCAGGCCGGTGACGAAGTTGCTGCGGTCGGCGTTGCACCGCTCACACAGGATCCGCAGGTTGTCACTGGTGTCCGGCCCTCCGGCGGACCACGGAACGATGTGGTCGAGCTGGGCGGTGCCGAGCGTGAGTCTCGTGCCGCAGGAAAGGCATATGCCGCCGTCACGCTCGAATATGAGGCGGCGCACATCCCGTGGTATCCATTTCCGGTCACCGGAACGGATGAATGGCCAGCGCTCTTCCTGCCATGCGGCATTGGCGTAGCGTTCGAGGTCGTCAAGTGCGGCACCGAGGAGGGCGGTGAATGGGACCGGCTCACTCGTAACGCTTTCCGCTTCGCCTGTGGACAACTTTCCTGCCTTCCAGCTTAGGTTGTGCCGGGCAGTTCCATTGGAAGGGTTTGAGGTAAGGCTGAGGAACCCCAATAAACAGCATGCCTGTCGTGAGCCGGGACCACAGTCCCGCCTTAAGCGGACCACAGTCCCGCCTTATCCTGTGGATAACTTGACCTGAGCCGGGACCACAGTCCCGCCTTCCGTCAGGCCGTAGGCCACCTGCGCGCCCCGGACGAGGAGCATGAAAATGTCCGGCACGACATATTCAGGTGGCTTTCCGCGTGCGCTGTAAACCTCCCTTCCGTCTTTTCCCTTGCCATGCGGTACCCGGAATTCGAAGCCCTTGGCGTTGAGCTTTTCGAGGGCCTTGCGGACGCCGCTGGCGCTCATTCTCGTACGCCTGCACAATTCGTCGTTCGGGATAAAGGAGCGGCGCGTGTCGTCGTTGGCGTCGTCGGCGATGACCCAGGCAACGACAAGCTCACCACTCGTCCAGTCCTGCGGCGCGTAGTCGCGGATCTGGCGGTAGAGCTTGTATCCCACGCTCATGCCGTCCTGTCTCCTCCGGTCACGGATAGGTGGTGCTCCCCGGCCGGGTGTGCCGTCCACAGCACCGGCCGGGGAGCTGCCGCCGCGCCCGTGCACAGGCGGGCGGCCTTGCGAGGGGACCTGCTGGAACAGGCCCGCGCCCCGCGCCTAGGGAGGCATGGGCGGCCGTCCGGGCAGGTGGTCCTCCGCCAGGTGGTACTTGGCCCGCAGCCAGCGGGTGTAGCCGAGATCGCCGCCAGGCGGCAGCCGCGAGTCGATGTACCGCTGGCCGGGCTCGATGGCCTTCTGGCACTGGGCGCAGGTGTGGCGCTTGCGGGCGGTGCGCTCAACCGCGATGTCGTCACTCACACCGGCCTCCCGATGGGCACGACCGCCCAGCCGAACCCGCTCCGGTCCGCCGCCCGCTGCGCGTCCGCTTCCCGCCGCGCCTCGTCCAGCGGCATGGGGCTGGTGTGGGTGAGGACCACGCGGGGGCCGTCGTAGCGTGCCACGGCGTAGCCGAGGACCCCCGGCGGCTTCATGTGCTGGGTGTCCGCTGCGGTTGGCGGCAGGCTGGTCATGGGCGGCTTGGACGCTGGCGCGGGTGCGGGCTCAGGCCCGCGCAGCGCATCGATGAGCTGGCGGCCGATCATGGCTTGCTCACTTCGTACAGGTGCCACACAAGCCCGGCTGGCGTGCGCTGGCAGGTGCCGACCCATCGCGCGTCATCGGGCAGGGGATGGCCGGTGCCGAACACCCGGAACCACCGCCTGACGGCAGGTGCGCCGGAGGTGTCCTCAACCCAGAACTCAACGGCGCGGCTGTCGTTGTGCGCCGCGACGGCCACCGGGCTGTGCGACAGCGAGAAGGGGTACGCCCTGTCATCCACGGGCACCACGTAGCGGAACATCCGGCGTACGTTCATCGCTATCCTTTCCTCGATGGGGATCTAGGGGCCGGAAGGTGCCCGCACGGCCGCCGGGGAAGAGCCCACGGCCGTGCGGGCACTGTCACGTCAGTCCTCGCTGTCGTCTATGACGACCTCGTAGAAGGCCCGGCCGCCGTCCTCCACGTCATCGACGCAGATCCGGCCGTCCAGCGGCCTGCCTTCATCTGGGTCGGCGAAGCCGATCGACTCCAGCGTGGGGATCACCTGGTCGAGCTTTTCGAGGGACGAAGTGGTCAGGTGCCTGCCCTTCGCCTCTGAAGCCCTCCTGATCCTGATTTCCATCGGTGCGTTCCTTTCTGGTCAGGCCGCCGTCTGGGTGAACGTGGTGGCGTGCGCCCCGGCCGAGACCGGGCCGAAGTTGGCCGGCCCGGCGTTGGGGGTGCGGATCGACAGGCCCGACTTCACGTTCTTGAAGGTGAAGTTCGGGGAGACGCTGCCAGCCCAGCTCCAGATCTGCGAGGCGTACCCGTGGGCCACCTCGAAGAACACGCGGTCCCCGCCGCGGTTGGTGAGGGCGTAGGTCAGGCCGTCCTGGCCGACGATGACGATCTCCGACGCGGACCCGGAGGTGTTGCAGTACGTCATCGCGGAGGCCGGGGTCACGGCGGTCTTGAAGACGGCGAGCTTGCCGTTGGCCAGCTTGTTCGGCGCGGCCAGGTTGTAGACGACGCCCGCGACGGTGACGCTCTCGCGGGCCTGGCCGGTCTGGGTCAGGCTGGACGACCCGCAGTTGACCGGGGCGGTGGCCGCGCTGGCCGCGGGGATGGCCAGGGCGGTGCCCGCCGTGGCGAGCGCCAGTGCGCTGGCGATGATGCTGAGCTTGCGGATCATGTGATGCCTTTCCTGTTGGGTGGTGCATGGTGACCGCTGCGCGCCCGCCGAGCGGGATACGGGCGCGCAGCGGCGTCTATGGGGTGAGCGCCATGGCGGCGAGGAGCTGGCGGCCGATGTGCTCGGTGTAGGTGGGCGGAATGGCCTGGCGGCCTTCCTCTTTGGTCATCCAGGTGCAGCCCATGGCGTCGGCGAACGCCCGTTCGCCCTTGTGCATGAACGGCAGCAGCCGGGGATTGCGGTAGCACTGGCAGCCCGGCATCAGCTCGTATGCCGTCCAGTTGCCGCGCTGGAAGCTGCGATGGCGGCGCACCGGCAGGCCGAACTGGGTGCCGCAGAGCCTGTAGTCCGGCCGTAGCGGCGGGCATGCCTCCGGGACGTTCTCGACCACCCACGGAATGCGGGCCGTGGCCAGCCGCGCGAGCATTGGCGTCAGCAGATCCGGATGGTCGCCGCGGTCACCCCGCCAGGCGGTCGCCCGGGAGTAGTGCTGGCAGGTCGGGCTGGCATGGATTGCATCGAACCCGTCGAGCGCGTACGTCATGGCGTCGGCCCGGATGAACTCGAACGGATAGTGCGGCTGCGGCTCTATGTCCACGCCCACCACGTCGAACCCGGCGCGGTGGTAGCCCATGGCCGCGCCGCCCGCCCCGCAGAACAGGTCCAGCAGCCGCGGCCTGCTCACCCCGTCACCTCCGCCACGGCCCCGCACTGGTGCACCGAATGGCGATGCTCGTCCCAGCCGGGCTCCTCACCGCGCGCCAGGAACCGCGCCGCACGCGGGTGGGTGAAGGTGACGGCCACGCCACCGGCGGGATCGCGGCCATGGTTCAACACGGGCACCCCTCGGACGATCAGAATCCTGGCGCCGCAGTCGTCGCATGCCTGGTAGCTGGTCACGACCGCGCTGCCTTCTTTGCGCGCCGCTTTTCCCGCCGGCACGCTCGGCACCTTCTCTGGCCCGCGGGTGAGATCCAGGTGTTGAGCAGGTCGTATTCATGCTTCTGCGGGCAGTGGGTCGCTCCTGCGGCAGCGGCAGTGATGGTGTTGCCCCGCAGCTTGTTCACCCGCCCAGTGACCGCTTCGAGGTGGCCCGGCGCAGCGCAGTTCCGGACGCGGCACAGGTGATCGATCTCCAGGCCGTCGGGGATCGGACCGACGAACAACTCGTACATAACCCGGTGGACGAGCGCCTTTCGACCGTCGCGCCCAAGGCGTCCATAGCCCTCTTCGCTGCAGCTCCCGGTCCAGAGCAGGCAGCCAGTCTCAGGGTTGATGATCAGCCGCGAGAACAGGCGCTCGCGGAGTGCGGGAAACCCGTGCTTGGGGTTGCCATGCCTGCGCAGCCGCTTCTCATGCGTGTCACACAGGCCGTGGGCGTAGTGCTTCCGCTCGCAGCCTTCCATGGTGCAGGTCCGCACCTCGGCCATGACGCTCACCCGCCGCACGCTTCGACGACGGCCGTGGCGATGGCTTCCCACCGGGCCCGGACCGGCGGCCTCAGCTGCCCCCACGGCAGCCCGGGGTTCGCGGCGAACAGCCGCGCGTACTTCTCGTACGCCACCTGGCCGAGGGTGCGGTCAGCTGCCATCGCTGGCCTCCGGTTCTGCCCCGAAGGTGATCGTGGTGATGTTCAGCCCGGTCATGTACGCCCACCAGCGCCCGCAGGTCGGGCAGTGGTAGATGGCGGTTGGCGAGATGACGTCAGCGTCTTTCCAGCAGTCCGCACAGTCGCAGCCGTGCGGCGTCGGGGTGCCGCAGTGCCAGCAGTCCTCGGTCTCCGCTGGTGTCCCGGGTGACTCGCGCGGGTCCTCGGCGTCCTCCGGGTGGCAGCCGGGAAAGTGCTCGTCAGCCACTGGACTCGCCGTCCAGCCGCGCCTTCTGCTGCCCGGCCTGCCACACGGCGCTGACGAACAGCTGGGCGAACTCCTCGGCCTGGGCCTGGGCGAGCGTGCAGAGCCGGTCGCCGATGCGCAGCGAGATCGCGTCGTAGTCCACGCCGACGCGCACCGGGGCGTCCATGTCGAGCACGACGCGGCCGATCTCGCGGACGTAGGGGTCAGCCATTGCCGCCGCCGTGGATCAGCTCGACCACGTCGGCGCGTGTCTTGCACGGCTTCAGCGCCTCCCGCACCCTGGCCGCCTGGTCCTGCGTCAGGTCGGACGTGGTGGCCAGCTCGTCCAGCCCGGCGAGCTGCGCCGTCCAGGTGAGCCGTTCTTCCTGCTGTGCCGGGTCGCTGTCGTCGTAGCCGAGGCCGCGCCACAGTGCGTCGACGGCGCGGAGCTGGCCGGTGGTGGCCCGGTCGGGTGAGCCCCCGCCCGCGGGCGCCGGGGGGGTGGGCGCAGCCGCGGGCGGGGTGTCTGATGGGTCGTCCACGATGACCGCGTCGTGGATCTCTGGCGGGGCGGCAGCGGGCCCGGCGGCCTGGACAGCGGCGCGGAGCTGCTCGCGGCGGAACTCGGCGGAGGTCGGCACCCAGGGCTCCAGGCGGCGGGCCGCGGTCTTCCACCACATCGACCGGCCCACGAACTCCGGGTGGTCCTTCCCGGCGTCGTAGCGGTTCCACGGGCTGTAGGAGTCGTCGGCCCGGTAGCCGCCAGCGTCGCGGGCGGCCAGCACGTCGTCGCGGTTCAGGATGACGACGCGGGACACCGCGCCCGTGGTGAGCTGGGCATAGGCGTACACGCCGACCATCTCGCCGCGGTCCCGGGTGCCGTGCTGGCCGAAGAAGTCCGCGCCCGTGGAGTTGGAGTTGTGCACGTCGCCGCCCCCGATGGCGTGCATGGGCTTCTCATCGGCGCCCTCGACGTAGCGGAAGCGGTCCTTCGCGCACACCTCGCGGACCACGACCGAGGCGACGGCGCCGGAGCGGTACATCCGCTCGACGATCCCCCGGTAGCCCTCGATGCCGAGGACCTGCGGCACGCCCTTCTTCTTGCGCGGGGTCAGGTAGAACTCGTCCGTGCCGGGCTGGTGGCCGAGCGCGGCGCACCGCATGAGGGCGGTGATCAGCGTGTCCGGGGACGTCTCGGCGGCCTTCATCAGGTCGGCGTTGCCGTACAGGGCGGCGGCGGCGGTGCCGAGGAATCCCTTGACCTCGATGTGGTCGGGCAGGATCGCGGCGAAGTGGGTTTTGCGGTCCCACATGACGTTGACGATCCCGGTCTCCCGCTTCGCGACAGCGCCGGTAACGGTGGTGGCGGTCATTTCGCTTCTTCCCTGATCTTCGATGGGACGAGCTTGTCGACGGTGCTGGCCTTGCGGGTGTGCTCTTTCACCTCGTAGACCTGGCGGGCAGCGACCTTCGCGCCGTCCCGCGTCAGCGCTGCGTTCGCGGATCCGAGACGCTGGCGGATCTGGTTCTCCAGCCGCTTCTTGCGCTGCTCAGCGGACTTGTACCGGCCGCACGCGGCCCGGTAGGCGCGGGCCATCCCCTTCGGGACGATCACCTGCCGGTCCTCCAGCGACGGGTGCAGGCGCTTCAGTGCCGCCGTGGTGGCCGGCCGCCAGTCCACGTCCGGCTCGTGGCCCGTCTCGATCCGGCGCAGGAAGTCGCGTGCCTCGTCCCGCATCAGCTTCAGGTCGGCCCGGGCCGCGTCGTCCATGGCCAGCTCGTAGACGCGCAGCGTGCGGGAGTGCAGGAACAGGCAGGCGACGAAGCCCGCGCTGACGCCCATGACGTCCATCTGCCAGAGCACCTGGCAGCGATAATGAACCGGGATCTCGTCGCTGCCGTCCTCGCCCCACCCGTCGTAGCCAGCGTCCGTCTTGGCTTCGAGCACGGCCAGCGGGTCAAGCCCGCGGCCGACCTCGCGGATCAGCCGGTCGGGCGTGGCGAGCTGCCAGGGGCGGTCAGGGTGGGCGTACAGCTGGCGGCCGTCGCCACCGACTCCGAACTCCGGCCGCCGGTCAGCGAACTTCCGGCAGACGAACTGTTCGAGGTACCGGCCCAGCTCCATCTCGACGTTGTCGGCCTGCTGCGGCAGGTCCCCGCGCTTGGCGTGGTAGAGCGCGAACGGGCTGCTGTACGGGGACAGGCCCATCACGATCGCGATCTCCGACGCGGTGATCCCCTGCCGCCTGGCCTCCAGCCACTCCGCCTCACCAGCCGTGGGGATCAGGATGGCGCTCACTCGGGCCCCCTGATGCTCTGCTCGCGCAGCCACTGCACGTCCTGCTCAGTGAGAGTGGCCATCGACGTGTGGTCCCCGACGCAGTTGACGTGGCCGCACACGCTGGTGCAGGTGCAGATCCCGTCCGGGGACGGCTTGCACCAGGTGCACGGGTTACTCGCTGGCCAGTACGGCACGGGCGCGTCCATGACGGCCAGGTGCAGCGGGCGGGTGGCCCACCAGACGAACAGGCCCACCAGGCCGGAGGCGGCGATGATGACCGCGAGCCAGATCACGGCAGCATCCCCGCCCGCCGGCACTCGGCGCTGATCAGGTCCAGCAGCTCGGTGAACAGGGCCTTCATCCCGGGGCTGCGGCCACGCCTCTCGGCGTTCTTGCGGGCGGCGTTCGCGGCCAGGCACTTAGCGTCGGGGATCTCGTGGTGGTAGAGGTGCCGTTCGTAGGCGGCCGGGGTGCCGCACGGCTGGACGGGGCGCTTCACAGCACGACCTCCCCGGTGTACGCGTCCGCCCCGGTGCCCCGGTAGACGTACGGCCTGAACTCGGGCAGCCCGTTGGGGAGCGCCTCGGCCCAGACGGGGCGCCCGCTGTTGCTGCGGCTGGTGACGCCCCTGCGGTAGCGGCGCATCTGCTCGGCGTCAGTGAGCGGCCGGGTGGCCAGCGGGCGCTCAGTGCGGATGCGGGCGGTGCGGGGCTCAGCCATCACGTCCCCCCGATTTCAACGGGCTCGATCAGCAGCGGGTGCCTCTGGCCGTCGTTGGTGTCGTCCAGGACGTAAACGATGACCAGGGTGGTCACGCACTCATCGCATGCCGTGGTCGGCTTGAAGCGGCCATCCGGCCACGTCAGCTTCGCGACCGCCGGGGGCAGCTCATCCATCTCGTCGAGGTGGCCTTCGTTGGCGCAGAGGATGTCCATCACGTCGCCCTGAGCCAGCGCCAGGCCCGGCGCCACGTCCGCCGCTGGGCGGCCCGGGCCTCGTACGCCTCGGCCTGGGCGCTCACGACGAGGAAGGTGTCCGTGTCCTCCGGCCTGGGCTCGCCCTCGCCGGGGAACCAGTCCCCGTCAGTGATCCGCATGTCGATGACCGTGTCCTCATGGGCCAGCGCGGGCACGTACCGGGGTTCCGGCGCGGGCGTGACGAACCGTTCCTCGCGGCGGGCGGCCTGCTCGGCAGCGCGCTTGGCCTGGTCGATGACGGTTTCCCGGTTCACCCACTCCTCCAGCAGGCCGCCGAACAAGGGGATGCCGTGGGTCAGGCTGATCGGGAACCGGGGGTCCAGCGGGCTCAGGTGGCCGTCGGGGGCGGTCACAGCAGGCCCCCGAGCCGGATCTCGTTCGGGACCTTGGCCCAGTCGATGGTGAGTGTCACGCCGTCCTCGTCGTCGTTCTTGACGTCCCATGCCTCGTCCGGCAGTTCAGCGAGGATCCAGTCGATGGCCTGGCTGATGGTGAGGCGCTTGCTGGCCATCTGGGTCAGGCCCGGCTCGTTGCGCTTGCGCTTCCAGTAGGTGGTGACCCGGAAGGTGACGGGGGCGGTCATGTGGCCGTCGGGGGTGCTCACCACGCCTCCCCTCTCACCAGCGCGTCGAGCTGCTCACCCGTCAGCGGCTTCCCGGCGATGAGCGCGTCGATCTCGGCGCGGAAGTAGCGGCGGTGGCCGGGCGTGATCCCGCCGGGCAGCTGGACGGAGCGGAGCCTGCCTTCCAGCGCATACCGGGTCACGGTCTTGGGGTGGAGGTAGAGCGCGGCGCTGACCTGGGCCGGGGTCATCAGCTCCGGGAAGGGCCTGCGGGCGGTCACCGGGCACCGTCCTTCGCGCCGCGCTCCGGCTCGCGCTTGGTGTACGGGTACGTGATGGCCTGGTGCGCGGCCAGGTCGCGCTCCGCCTGCGTGGCAGGCTCGGCGGTTTCCCACCGGCCGCCCCACTCGATGCCCTCGGCGGTCGCGTGGCAGCCGTCGTGGCCGGACGCCAGGGAGCACAGCATCGTCTCCGGCGGCTCACCCCACCGCGCGGGGCAGAGGGGCGGCGAGAGGGGGCGGGGGTCCTCCCAGGTGATCAGCGGGTTCGCCATGGTCGGGCCATCCGCCTCGTGCGGGCCCTCATGGCCATCGGCACGGACGCACATCCATCCGGCCCGTTCCCGGGCACCGCAGAGCTCTATGTCTGTGGGGTCTGCGCCCTCGGCCACCTCGGCCGCGCTCCCGGCGTCGTACCGGCCGTGCGTGTCCTTCTCGCGCCAGCTCAGCGTCACCGGGTGCGGCGCGCTGCCGGTCTTCTCCCATGTGGCCGCGTGGACCAGGCCGCCGTCCAGGTCACGCCTGACACGGACGTCGCCGTCGCAGGTGGTGCAGTACGGGTCACCGCCGCCGCCGGGGGCCTCGGCCGACCCGTACGGGTTGCCCGCGGACGCCTCAGCCACGGCGAGGTCGGTGCTGATGAGCAGCGCGGCACCGCCCTGGCCGAGCAGCGCCGACTTCGCCGCCGCCCAGGCCTTCATCCCCTGGTCGATGTAGGCGAGGGCCGCGGGGATGTCCGGCTGGCCGTTCACCGGAAGCCCTCGATGCACTCGCGCAGCCGCTGGGGCGTGTTCAGCATCCCGGCGGTGGCCTCCATCATCATGAGCTGGATGCCCGCGTGGCCGGAGGTCTCCTTGTGCTTGCCGAGGTCGGAGATCAGCGAGGCGGTGGCCAGCGCCACGTCGCCCTGGTCGGCGTACTCCAGCGCGCGGTCCTTGGCCCACGCGAGGTGCTCGTCGCGGTTCACTTGCCCTCACCCTCTGCGGCGGCCTGCAGCTGCTTCAGGGCGGTGGCGGCCTCGATCAGCTCGTCGCACCGCTTTGGGCTGAGGAAGATGGCGGCGTCGCCGCCATCTCCGGCCTGGACGACGAGCCAGAAGGTGCCGTGGTTGGACTGGGCCTGGAAGCCCTCGGGGTGGATGTTGACGCTGATACTCACTGGAGTGCTCCTATGCTGTTGGTCAGGCCCTGGACGGAGTGCCCTGGGCCAGCGCGGCGCCGCCGGGTCTGCAGGCCGTGGCGGCGTCGCTGCGTTACGCGGCCTCGGCCGCCTGGCTTGGTGCCAAAATCACGGCGACGAGGTCGGCCTGGTCCTGCGTGAGCGGGGGCATGGCGTCACCGGCAGCGAGCCCCGCGGCGATGACCTCGGCCTCGCTGCGGCAGATCACGATGGCCTCCCGTGCACCTCTCGCAGGTGCCGGTCCAGCCGGGCGCGGCCCTTGCCGCGGAACGTCATGACCGTCCGGGGTGACAGGCCCTGCTTGACCTTCACGTGCCGCTGGCATTCGGCGCACACCAGCGACTTGGTGCCGGCACGCCGCGTAACCCGGCTCACGACGCCACGTCCTCGGGCTCAGGGACCGTGATGCTGATCGCGTCGAGCGGCACCCCAAGACGGTCAGCGATCTTCCGCAGGGTGTCTGGCCTGGGCTGGGTGCCGTCTCTCTCGATGCGCCAGATGGCGGTCCGGTCCACCCCCACCGCAGCCGCGAGGTCTCCCTGGGAGATGCCAAGGGCGCTGCGTAGCTCGCGGATCGCAACACCATTGGTTCGACGAGATGCCATGCCGTAGAACCTACTCAACCCAACGCAACACCGCAAGTCCCATTTCACAAAACCTCATGACCTGCTTAAACGCTGAACGGTTGCGGGGTGGTGACACCTTGTGTACGATCAGGCTTCCTGGTTGCACAAGGTTGACTTGTGTTGCGTTATGCGTTCATGATTGCGGTCATGGCTGACGCGCCCATGGGCAAGCGGATCCGCCTGCGCAGGCAGGCCCTGAAGCTCACCCAGCAGCAACTGGCGGACAAGCTCGGCGTCAATCGCGCAACAGTTTCCATGTGGGAACGCGGCCGGCAGCTGCCCCAGCGCACCGAGGGAGCCATCGAGGCGGTCCTCGGCGTCAGCCTTACCGATGACCGGGACGACTGGTATGACCGGGACGACCCGGTGGAGAGCGCGCTCGCGGAAGATCCCCGCCTTCCCCGCAGCGAGAAACTCGTCCTCATAGCCCAGCTGAGGGCCCGGCGCCTGGAGCACCTGCCGAGGGCCCACGAGCCGCCTGCCTTATAACAGGCTGCCCCTGGCCCTTGGGCAGCACCACCACCCGCGCCGTGCCCCCATCCCCGGCATCCGCGGGCAACCGCGGGAGACAACCCATGAGTGAGTCAGCGCACACCCCTGACCCGGACGCGCTACACGCTGAGATCAGGGCATTGCGGGATGAGATCATCGCGCTTCGCGACGAGGTCGCGCTGCGCATCCACGTCGCGGACCTGTTCTACGAGGCGGGCCGCGCCGACGCTTTAAGCGAGGAGCCCCGCATCCCCGTCCGGCACCGCAAGCCCCCCAGGCCCCTCGGCCCCCGTCACCTCGGCATCGTCAAGGTCATCGCCGCCGTCATCCTCGGCATCGGCGCCGCTTACGCCGTCGCCGCCCTGGCCCGCGGCCCCCTGGCCGCTGACACGGGGTACCAGCCGCACGTCTTCCGTACGGAACCCGGGCCCGCGCCGCGAGGCGGGCAGCACGGTCACCTCAAGGCACGCCGAGACCAGCGCACGGCGGGTACCGAGGGGCTCAGCGAGGAACTCCGCGAGCGTGATCCCGGCGTGGCGGCCCCGCAGCCGGGCGTCCGCGTCCCCCCGGGCCAGCTCGCGGAGCTCGGCCAGCCGGGCGTCGAGGGAGTCAAGGCGGGCAAGCAGGGAGGTCAGGCCGCCCTTCCGGTAGTCGGCAATCCTGGCCTCCACCGCGGCGCGCTCCTCGTCAAGGGCCCGCCACTCGGCGGCCAGCCCGGGCACCGAGGGAAGATGCCCCTCCGGGTTGCCCTCCTTGGCCAGGCGGCCCACCACGGCAGCGGCCACGTACATGTCAAGCAGCGCCACTGAGCGGTAGACCTTCTTGCACCCGTCCTCGATGCACGCGTACCCGGTCTGGCCAGGCCGGTGGTAGGCGGCGCGCATATGAAGGGGGGCGCCGCACGCGCCGCACCGGGCGATGCCGGACAGCAGGTACCGTCGCGCGTTCGTCGCATAGCGGAACGCCGCCGCCTTCGAGTCCAGCACCACGGCGAGCGCTTCCCAGGTCTCCCTGTCCAGGATGGGCTCCCACGCGGCCTTGCTCACGCCGTCGGGCATCAGCCCGGCGTACCGCGCCCGGGCGAGCATCTTGCGGAGCGTGCCGTGCGTGAATTTGCCGCCAGCAGGGGTGCGCCAGCCGCGGGCTGAGATGTCCCTCGACACCGTCCCGGTGGTCTCGCCGTCCAGGATGCGGCGGGCCATCTCCCGGATCACGTCCGCCTCGGTGAGCTCTTCGCGGGTGGCGACGTCGCAGCGGTCGGGCGGCAGGTGGCTGACACCGTCGGTGGCGAAGCCGAACGCCCGGCCGCCGCGGCCACCCGGCCGCACCCGGCCCTCGCGGCGCCAGCGTGCGTACTGGGCCTTACGGCGGCGGGAGGTATTGGCCGACTCGCGGCGGGCCATGTTCGCCTCGATGCCGAGGATGAACTGGGCCTCGTCGTCGTCCAGGTCCCGGGTGCCGGTCGGCGAGGCGAGCTTGATCCCCTTGCCGTGCGCGAGGTCGAGCAGGTCCTCAAGATCACGGGGCTGCCGGACGAGGCGGTCGCCGTGGTAGACGATGATCGCGTTGATCTTCCCGGCCTCGACGTCGGCGAGCATCCGGTCCCAGCCCGGGCGCTTGCGGTTGCGCTGCCACGCCGACCGGCTGTTGTCGCAGTACACCTCCACGACTTCCCAGTCGCGGTGCTTCGCAAGGCCGCGGCTGATGCTCTCCTGGTCCTCAACCTTCGTGGTGTCACCGATGGCGGCGACGGACATCCGGGTGTAGATCCCGGCCAGCACCGCCTCTTGCGGGTCAGTTGTCACGCTGCGATGATATCTTGCGGGCTAGGAGACATGAAAGGTTCCATGTTCCCTGGCTCGCAAGATACCCGGCGGTGGCAGGATCACGCTGCCGGGAACCGCCGGAAACGGGCCTGCGGGCCGCCAGTACGGGGTTGCGGACGTCCGCAACCCCCCGGAAACGAGGGTGAACCAGATGCTGCCACGGGAAGCCACGGGAACCGGCGCTGAGATCATCCGGGGCTGCCGGTGCGGTGAGCCGATTGAGCCCTGCCGGTGCGGTGGGAGAGCGTGCCCAGGGTGGGGTCACTTGCCGTCGGCTACGGCGGCCCGTCACTGGTGCAAGCCCTGGACTGGGACCGCCGGAAAGCAGCCACATCCTAAAGATGACAGTGGAGGATGACGTGACCAGTGCCGAGCTTCAGGCCTTCCTGAGATGGGGAGCCAAGCAGAAGGACTTCCCGTACGGACAGGTCAGTTACTGGATCAGCGCTTACGAACGTGGCGACGGCAAGGACATGTACGGCCGCACTATCGAACCAAGCCAACAGGTTAGCGGTTCGTGACGAACGTGCCGCGGTTCGGCACCGTCACCACGAGCCCCTCCGCCGCGAGCACCGCGATGGCCCGCTGCACCGTCTTGGCCGACAGCCCGGACTCGCCCTGCAGCTCCATGATCGACGGCAGCCGACGCCCGGCCGGGTACTCGCCGGCGGTGATCCGCTCCCGCAGGATCGCGGCGAGCTGCCGGTAGGGGAACTCGGCCCCGCCATGATCGATCTCCACAAGATCAAACCGTATCGGGGGAGTACATGGGTATGCGAGAGACGCCACGGCTTCCCGTGGTAACCCGTGGGAGCGTAGAGTCCGGGTCATGGACCATACCTCCCGCAATGACGCGGCCGGGGCGGATGTCGGGGATGGCTCCGCCTCGGCCGCCCAGCGGATCGTGGTGAAGGCGTGTGAGCCGTCCGGCGCGGTGGACCTCATCGACCGCCGTCACCGCGTACCCGAGACGTGGCACTTCTCCGCCGCCGAGTGGGCCGAGTTCCTCGCCGCGGTGAAGGCCGGCAGGTACGACAGCGCAGGCACATAAAGAAGGCGGGGCCACCGGCGACTCCCATCGCCTGCGGCCCCTTGACCCCAACCTGAGCTAGCAGGAAGAGGCCCAGATGAACCCTACGGAACCAGCAGCCCCGCGTGCTAGAGCGTGGCTCGAACCGCTGGCCGATCTGCGGACCGCCGTCTACCTGACCGCCGTCGCCGTCGCCGCGTTCGCGTTCATCGTCTCCTACGCGCACATCTACGACCTCGGCCAGGCGCACGCCCAGCACGGCATCGCGGCCCGGCTGCTGCCGCTGTCGGTGGACCTGCTGATCATCGCCGCGTCGCTGGTGCTGTTCATCCAGTCGTCCGGGCCCCCGCCTGAGACGTGGCTGGCGCGCTGGCTTCCCCGCATCGTGCTGTGGGCGGGGATCGGCGCCACCGTCGCCGCGAACGTCGCCTACGGCCTGCCGCACGGGTGGCTGGCGGCGGTGATCTCAGGGTGGCCGGGTGCGGCGTTCGTCGGTGTGGTCGAGATGGTGATGGTGACCGTCCGGCCGCGGCGGGACGTACCTCCCGCTGTACCCGCCGCGCTGAACGGCCACCGGCCGCTGCCGTCGGTGCGGGAGATACGGGACCGCCGCAGCTGCAGCCAGGCGACAGCGGAGAAGATCCGCGCCGAGCTGAAGGCGATGAAGAGTCATGGCTGAGCGCTGGCTACCCATTCCGGGTCACGAGGGTTACGAGGTATCGGATCTTGGCCGGGTCCGCTCACTGGACCGCGTGCTGCCCAACGGGCGCCATTGCCGCGGCAGGATGCTGCGGCTGCAAAAGCATCCATGGGGCTACCTGCAAGTAGGTCTGGGTTCGGGCGCTAAGTCGCAACTCGTCCATGCGCTGGTCATGCTCGCGTTCGTGGGGCCGCGGACTGCACCCCAGGTACGGCACCTGGATGGTGACGAAACCAACTGCACATTGAGCAATCTGTGTTACGGCACTCAGGTCGACAACGAAGCCGATAAGCGGCGCCATGGCAGAACATTCCACCCGCGAGGCGAGCGCAACGGCAACGCCAGGATCACCGAAGTAACTGTGCTTGCGATCCGGCTGGGCCGCCAGAACGGCAAAACAAGGAAGGAGATGGCGGCTGAGCACGACCTGAGTACGGAGACGGTCAAGAGCATCCTCAGCGGCCATCGATGGGGACACGTCGGGCGAGAGACGGAGCGCACCCATGCCTGACGAGACCTGGAAGCCGGTCCCGGCCAGCCGCATGCTCGGCGTGCGGGCTGGCTACCAGGCGTCGTCGCTGGGCAACGTCCGGTCGGTGCCCCGGATCCTGGCCAATGGCCGCCGCCATGGGGGCAAGGTACTGGCCCAGCAGCTGGATAAGGACGGATACCCCACGGTCAAACTTGGTGGCAGGCGGATCCGGGTGGCCATCCTGGTGCAGCTGGCGTGGGCGGGTCCGCCGGAGGCGCTGCACGGGAACGGGGACCGGCTGGACAGCCGCCCTGCCAACCTGCGCTGGGGCAGCCGGGTGGAGAACGAGGGGGACAAGGAGAGAGGAAGAAAACCGGAAACGGAAGGTGCGTCCCTCCGTCCCTCATTGAGACACCTGGGACAGGGGGACCTGGGCTGATGGCTGAGCGGCTCCTGGGAGCTGTCGTAATCGTTGTCGCAGCCGCGTACGGGCTCGCGCGGCTCGGCCGGTTCGTCGCTGCCCAGTGGTTCCTGGGCCTCGCCGCGCGGTGGCTGGCCGGGGTGTCCGAGAGCGACCGGGTCCCGCGGTGGAAGCGGGTGCTCCGCAGGAACGGCAGCGTGCTCCTGGCTGTGGCGCTGGTCGCCGGGTACATCGCCAGCCCGCAGGTCACCCAGTGGATCGCCCTCGGGGGCCTCCTGGCCGCAGTCGGCTACGGCATCTGGTGGATGTCCCGGCTGGTCTGGCGCTTCCGCCACCATCGCACCTGGCTCCGGCCGCTGCACCTGGCCGCGTGCGACGTGGCGATGATCCCCCGCGGGCGGCCGCCAGGGTCGTGGATCGAGGTCAGCCCGGACCGGCAGCGCGCCGCGCTGGCGCTGCCGCCGGGCTGGCCAGCCGATGACAAGGACAAGTCGCGGCTGGTGGCCATCACCACGGCCAAGCTGGGCATGGAGTCCCCCGACGTGGCGTGGCGGCTGGCCGGGCCGAAGCCCACGCTCGAGCTGACCGCCAGCCAGCCGCCGCCCGCCCGGGTGAGCCTGGCCGACATCCGGGAGGCGATCGACCGGGCCCGCGCTGACGAGATGGTGTGGGGCCTCGGCAAGCAGGCCCGGCCGGTCACCTCCAGCCTGTCCGCCGACTCCCCGCACATCGGCCTCTCGATGGGTTCCGGCGCGGGCAAGAGCGTGACCGCCCGGGCGCTGCTGGCACAGATGCTGTACCGCGGCTGCATCGGCCTGATCCTCGACCACAAGATGATCAGTCACCAGTGGGCCGCTGGCCTGCCGAACGTGGCGATCGCCCGCCGGCCGCACGAGATCCACGCCGCGCTGCTGTGGCTCGGCCGGGAGGTGGACCGGCGGAACGAGGTGGCGCTGGCCGGGGCCGACCTGGAAGGCAACGTCCACGCCGTGGTCGGGCCCCGGCTGATCGTCGTCGGCGAGGAGCTGAACGCGACGATCGCGAAGCTGCGCGCCTACTGGCGGCAGACCCGGGACCGTGAGGACCAGGTCCGCTCCCCCGCGCTGGAGGCCCTGGACTCGGCGAGCTTCATGGGCCGCCAGGTGCTGACCAACATCATCTACATCGGCCAGCGGCTGTCGGTGAAGGCGTCCGGCGGTGACGGGGACGCGCGGGAGAACATCGGCGTGATCGCGTTCGGCCGGTACTCGGCCAGCAACTGGAAGATGCTCGCGGGTGATCACCCGATGCCGCCGAAGTCGCTCGCGCCGGGCCGTATCCAGGTGGTGTCGGACCGGCCGCGGGAGACGCAGGGGGCGTTCATGTCGGCGAGGGAGGCGCGGGCGCTGGCGACCGCTGGCGAGGTGGCCGTGTGCCCGGCGGGGATGCCCGGCGCGGCGACTGTCGCAGGTGAGACGCCAGCGGGCGAAATCGGGTCGCCCGGCCCTGACATGCCGTTTGTCGCTAGGACAGGGGGTCCTGTCCCAGCCCTTCCGGGAGGTCTGGTGACGCTGAAAGAGGCGGTGGATGAGGGCATGGTCGCGGAGACGCTGCACGCGATCCGGAAGGCCAGCCAGCGGGACGGGACCTTCCCGCGGCGGCGGGGGATGCGCGGCGCGGCCGGTGAGTATGACCCGCTGCAGCTCGCCGAGTGGTCCGCGGGGAGGCGCTGATGGAACTCGCCGCGGTCATCGCCGCGCTGGTCTTCCTCGCCGCCGTGGCGTACGGGATCGACCTGCGGTGGCATCCCTACAGCCGCTGCCAGGCGTGCCGGAAGAGGAAGGGCGGCTGGAACCGGGGGTCGTCGCCCCGGAGGTATGGCGTGTGCGGCCGGTGCAAGGGCACCCGCCGCCGTGTGCGGGCCGGGGCCAGGCTGGTCCGCCCGGGACTACCAGAACCGAAGAGGAGATCGAGATGAGACTGCTCGGCGGCAAGAAGAAGTGCGGAGCCTGCGGCGGCCGCGGATGGATCTGGGTTTTCAACCCGTTCCCCACTGCCGGCAAACGGAAGTACAGCTGCCTGCACTGCGGCGGCAGCGGGAAGCGGGGGCGTCATGTGTGACACTTGCCCCGCGCACATCCCGGGCCCCGGCGAGGTGGCTGGCGGCGCACTCGGCCTGGCGGTCGGCGCGGCCCTGACCAAGCCCGGCCGCAGGGTGCTGTTCTGGGGGTTCTGCGTGCCCCTGCTGCCGTTCGCGGTGGTGGGCGTCTTCGGCTGGTGGACGATCGCCCTCGTGGCCCTGGCCGCCGCGCTGTCAGCCGCAGGGCTGGCGTACGCGCGGGTCCTGCACCGCAGCGCCGTGCTCTCCCGGCCCGAGCCCACGCCGCAGATGCGGGCCGCGCTGGCCGCACGGGGGCTGCGGCCGATCCCCGCACCCGGGCAGGCAGCCCGTCCGGCGCTGCCCCGGGCGATGGTGCGCAGCCTGACCGGGCGGCGGCAGGCCCTCCCGGCCCCGGCGCGGGCCCTCCCGGGGGTCGTCACCGGCAAGGTCGGCCCGGCCCCGGTGCATGGGAAGGTGGTCAGATGAGCGATCTGGTGGCCTTCCTGCGGGCGCGGCTGGACGAGGACGAAGCCGCGGCACGGGCTTCCGGTGGCCTCAAGCAAGGTGACTACCACTGGTTCGAGACCGACCCGGTGCGCCCCCCACCCGGAGTCATCGGTACCAATTCCGGGAACATCGTCACCTATCAGACGGAGCTTCGCGAGCACGCAGCCCACATCGCTCGCCATGACCCGGAGCGCGTGCTGCGCGAGGTTGGTGCCAAGCGGGCCATCCTGAACGCGCACCGCATTACTGACGGGCGGTGCCACGTCTGCACCGCCATAGCCGACGGCCGCGCCACACGGTTCCCGGCACCGTGCCCCACGCTCTACTTCCTCGCCGCCGTCTATTCCGACCACCCGGACTACCACCAGATGGAGTGGGAGAGGCCATGACCACCGAACTGCCCGAGTGGCGGTGCCGCAAGTGCGGCGAGAACCCCATCGGCCCGGGCGGGATCATCTGCCCCGAGTGCCGGACGGCGATCGAGGCCCGGGTGTACCCGGTGCCACCACCTGCCCCGGCGGCTAAGCAATTGGGCGGCAAGGACGACGCGGCCTTCACGCGGCTCGCGGAAGCGGTCAGGCGTGTCGTGAGCGGCTACGAGCCACTGGATGATTTTGAGCCCGAGATTGGCGGCACGGGTGGTATTGGAGGCCGCGGATGAGCGCCGAGGTCGTCATCAAGCGCCGCAGCGCGTCGGACGAACTCCGCTACCTTGCCGCGAAGCTTCACGAGGGTGTGGCCCCGGTCCTCGTGGCGCTGTGCCTGGAGGTTCTGGCTGACGACGCGATCCGGAAGGCCAGCCAGCGGGATGAGACCTTTCCCACGGCGGCGGGGGATGCGGCGCGGGCCCTCCCGGGGGTCGTCACCGGCAAGGTCGGCCCGGCCCCGGTGCATGGGAAGGTGGTCAGGTGAACTGCACCAACTGCCGCGAGCGGATCCAGTCGTGCGCGTGCGGTGGCACTGAATGCCCCGGATTCTGTCATCTGCACGGCAGCCACTGGTGCTCGGACGGCTACCACAAAGCCAAGCCGAAGCCCTGACTACCGGCCGGTACTTCACGAAACGGAAGATCACCTGAGGGCATGCAGAAGCCGCCCCGGCCAGCATCGGCCGGGGCGGCTTCGTCGTTCAGGTCGTCCCTCTAGGGTCAGCTACTCGGGCCCCCCTGCAGCTACCGCCAGGAGCTACCTGGCTTTGGCTGCATGGTTACCCTTTGGCCTCGCCGCGCCCATATCCCGGGAACAGGCTGACGACTCGCTTCCGCGCCCTAGAGGCATTCGAACGCTACTACTTCCCGAGCTGCGCGGCCAGCGCGGTCACGACCTCCCGTGCCACGTCCGGGCCGACCGCCGCCGCGACAGCCGACGCGATCGACGCCGCGTCCAGCCCCGCCAGGATCGCCTTAGCCAGCGCCGCCGGGTCATCCTGCCCCACCAGCGCGGCCAGCGACGTCTGCAGCCCGCGGACCCGCTGATCGGTGTCAGCGGCGACCTCCGCGCCGGTCCAGAACGGGTTCTTCGGGTTGCCGTTCGGGTTCGCGATCAGCCCGTCGGTCGTCCATACCGCGCGGGCGATCGCCGCGAGGTCAGCTGCGCTGATGGCCATCGGTGCCTCCTGGAAGAAGTCGTCAAGCAGGACAGACTCGTCTACCTGGCTGCCGCCCGCGCCGAGCGCGTTGTCGCGCCATTGTGTGCCGTCGCACGCGGGGACGCCGGGGTAGGCGCACGTCGCGGGCCCGCAGATGTGCCTGGTGGTGTAGTGCGCCGACAGCAGCCGGACGTCCCCCCGGGCGATCCCCGACAACGTCAGCTGGCGCAGGACTTCGGGCATCACCGACGCGGACGCGTACACCACCGGCCGTGCGACGCCGCGCCGCCGCTGCCTGAGCACCCACGGCGGGATCTGCGCGGGCATCATGTCGCCCGTCTCGCAGTCGGCGCCCTCGGCGTCGCTGGAGGCGAACACGGCCATCGTCAGGACCGGCTTGCCGGGGAACTTCGCCTTCACGGCGGCTGCATTAGCCCAGTGGCCGTCCACGTAGCCGAGGTAGGCGTCAGCGCCGGGCGGCAGGTTGCCCGGCGTGACGGAGTCAAGCATGCGCAATGTCATGCGGTCCCGTTCTGCTTGGCGATGCGGTCGTACAGGTCGGCCGGGGACACCAGGTTGGGGACCTTCAGCCCGGCGGTCAGGTCGATCCCCGCGAACGCGTACTCGTCGGCCACGTCGGCGGAGCACACCCGCCAGTGATCACGCCGGAACACCGGGTCGAGCTGCTTCCCCGTCTTCAGGCCGAGTACCTCGAGGGCGAACCCGATGTACGCCGCGTAGTCGTACGGGGTGCCCACGAGGGCGTGCGCCCGGGCGACGATCGCCTTGCGCTGATCATCGGTGATCACTTCCCGTAGGTTCCACACCGCGTCGGGGTGGGAGGCGGCCGGGGCCAATCGTGTAGCCGGGGGTGCGCCTTCGATGATCATGCCCTGGCCGACGTACACGAAGGCGTGCCCGGCCCAGGATTCGGTGGCGTGGCGGATGAGCTCGCCCACCATCCCGGAGCCGTGGGACACGCCGTAGCTGCCCGGCTGGGGTGAGCTCACGGGGTGCTCCTAGTGGTTGAGTCGGCATGGCCCCACTCAGGCGTGCAGTCGCCGCCGCCAGCGAAGATGCGGCCCGTGCCCACCGGGTTACGCGGCCGGTCGCCGTACCGCTCGTTCGCCTCGCGGATGCGCTGGAGCTGAAAATCGACCGGCAGGCCGGTCCGGTCGCGCAGGTAGGTACTGATAGCCGCGCAGAGCAGTTCCCAGCGCTCCCGGGTGGGACAGACCTCGGCGAACTCCTCGTCGTCCAGCATTAGCCGGACATCCACGTCCCGGTAGCTGTCCGCCCCGCCCACGCCCGCTGTGCCGACGAGGTAGGGCGGCCCGCCCCGGAACGCCCGGCTGATGACCTGGCAGGCGATGTCGAGGTTGTACATCTCGGAGGTGGTCAGGAGATCCGTCCTGGTCACGCGGACGTCCTGAACCGGCGCAGGTAGATGCGCCGCAGGTGGAAGTACACGGCGTGCTGGACGGCGAGGACCGCCAGGACCCCGGCGGCGAAACCAGCGGCGGCGCGGGCCATCAGGTGGCCTCCCCGCCCTCTTTGGAGGAGACCTCCAACGTCCGGGACGATTCCGCTCCAGGAGATTGGGAGGTTCCCCACAAGGACCCCATCACATGCCCGCCCCGGGTGGCGGCTGCAGCGTCTTCTCCCCCGGCGCGGGGGGCGGTGGCTCTACCGTGCCAGGCAGCGTGTATACCGGCAGCGGCCCGGCCGCCACGAGCGGCGTCTTGTTGCCGTCCTTGGGGTCGGCGACGGGTGTGACCTTGGTGCGGGTGTACCACGCGGCGACCGCTGCCACGGCGGCGATGATCACCGGCACGCTGATCACGCCGTGGTGGCTGGCGGCGTTGTAGATCATGACGACGGCCGCGTAGACCGCCAGCCCCGCCGAACTCAGCCCCGCCGCGTTCGTGCTGGGACTCAGCGCTCGCTTCATGGCTGGCCTTCCTGGCTGGTGAGATGATGCGGGGATGAGCCGCAGTGACAACACGGAGTGGCACCGGGCACAGCCCCCCGGCTGGCGCTGGTGGCAGTTCACCCGTGGCCAGGGACGCGATCTCCGGCGCAGGTGGCAGAAGAGCCAGCGGCAGCGGGAGCGCACCGCGCTGCGCCAGACGGAGGAGCCCGAGCCGACCCGGACGCGGGGCTCGGTCAAGTACGACTACTGGTGACCGGCGGGACGGGTGTGACGCCTGCGGGATAATCGCCGCATGCCGCCGTTTCCTGTCCCGGTGCTGTCCGGGTCGCTCGTGTCGTGCCCCGGCTGCTGGTGCGCCGTGCCGCGGCCGGACCTGGCCCGGCACGCGGCGGTGTGCCCGGGGCTAGTGCCTTCCCAGCTCCTGGCGCAGCCCGGCGATCTCCTCACGGAGCCGGTCGTTGGACTCCCGCAGCCGGGTGACCTCCAGCCTCATTGACTCCACCTCGGTGCGCAGGGTCCCCAGAGCCCCCTCGTAGATCTCCTTCGCCCGCGTGTACGCCGCGGCGTCAACAGAGACCTGGGTGCTCTGTGACTGCGCCCGGTTGGCGCGGGTCGCCGCGAAGAACGCGGCGGACGTCACCCCGGCCGCCATCAGGCCGAGCAGGATCTCGACAACCAGCGAGGCGGTCATCCCGGCTCCCCCGGGCCCGGGTCTTTTCCCAGGCCGCCGGCGGCCAGGCCATCCATCTCCTCAGGCATGTGGAAATCGGCGCGTTCCGGCGGTTCAGGCCATGAGGCGATCACCAGGACGGTGAGGGCGAAGCAGGCCCACACGACCATCGACACCCACCCGCGGGCCACGCCCTGCACGATCCACGTGTCCGCCATGATCCCGGCCCACGCCGTCTTGACCGCGGCGGCGCACGCGAACGCGAACCTGTCCCGGTGAGCAAACACCGACGCCGCGCACACGGCCCCCACGCCGACCCAGATGTACCCCCACGCCTGCCATGGCAGGAACAGGTCGAGGGTGCGGAACGGCGGGGCGGTGGCCCACAGGGAGTACCCGTAGGCGACGTCAAGGATCGTCAGGAACGCGAGGAACGCGCCCCGGTGGCCGGTGCGCCGGGCCAGCCGTCTCACGCGGGCCCGGAGTCTCGTCCGCCAGTCGCGGCCGCGGGCGGCCAGCGGGTCATGCACAGGAAGATCCCCCGGTCCGGTCGCGTGCGGTCAGTTGATGCCCGAGCCCCACGCCAGCAGGTACGCGGCGTCATTGGACAGCCCGGCGGGCATCGTCACCACGGTCCCGTTCCACGTCCCCGCGATCTCCACGAACGACGTGACGGACAGCAGCACCGCCCGGTTGATGAAACCCAGCAGGTCCATCCCCGACGGCCCAAGGTCCACCGTGTCCCCCGTGGTGACGTCGCGCAGGCCGACCAGGATCAGCCGGTCCGCCAGGCCGTCGGTGAACAGCCGCACCGCACCCGTACCGGCCCCGATCACTGCCATCTGTTCCTCCTAGCTGACGGGCATGATGTCGATGAACGAGTTGGCCAGGAGCGTGAAACTGTGCCCCGTGGTGCCCTCGGCGGCCTGAACATTGCAGGTCCCCGCCGCGCTGAAGGACACCACCATGTCCAGGTCGAGGAAGAACGTGCTCGGACTGGGGAACGGCGGCGAGGTGACGGTGAGAGGACTGGCAGATGCCGTGGACCAGGCGGAGCCGGTGGACGATCCGACGCCCGCCTCGTAGTAATTGACCACCAGGGCGGCGTAGTTCATCGCCGGGCAGGAGAGCAGCCAGCTCGCGCCGAACGCACCGCCACCCTGGTTATATCCGGCCTTGGCGGTCATCCGGTAGACACCAGCCTGCACGGCAAAGGTCATGCCTGAGACGCCGACCGGCGTGGCCGAGGTAATCGCCGTGTTGGTCGCCGGCCCGATCAGGGTGAGCCGGCCGGTGGCGTACTCGTTGCCGTCGAACCCCTCGTAGTCGAGGTTCCCCGCCGCGCTGTAGAGCACGCAGCCCGACGCGGCCGGGACGTTCGGGACAGGGCCGTCGGCCAGCGTGACCGCCTCGGCGAGCCGGTCCACCAGGCCGGTCAGTGTGGCGATCTGGGCCTCGGCCTCTTCCAGCGTGTACCCGGTCGGGACGGTGGGAGTGGTCGCCATGTCACCACCGCCGGATGTTCGTCGTGACCTGCACGTACGGGCTGTAGGGCTGGCAGTTCCACGTCACCGTCCACTCGAACGCGTTCAGCGTCTCGGTGTAGCCGAGCACCAGCTGCTTCGTTGTCGTCGAGGGGAACCATAGGGGGAGATTGTTCAGCTGGATCACGTCGCCCACCTCGGCGCCAGCGACGGCGGACATCAGCGGCGCGAGCGGGTTCCCGGCGATCCCGGCACGGGCCAGGTTCACGGTGATGGACGGGTACGCCTCGTCGGAGACGGTGCCGACGGTCAGCAGGTGCGCGGCGAGCGCGGCCAGCTGCTCGTCAGCGGCGGCGACCGCGGTCAGGTTCTTCTTGTAGCGGCCGGTCCCCTGCGGCGGCTCCAGGATGGACATCTGGCCATTGGAGAGGGTGACCTGGACCTTCGAGCCCTTCTTCCGCTTGACGGTGATGTCGTTCTTCAGGTTCAGCACCTGCACGACCGGGGCGAGCGGCGGGGACAGCATCCCCTGGGCGTAGTCCAGGGTGACCACCGGGGACTGGTTGATCAGCCTGATCCGGGTCCGGTAGCCCAGGCCCCACAGGGTCTTGGCTTCCTTCATGATGCCCTGGTCCAGGTCCCTGATCTCGGTCAGGAACGACTTGTACTGCTTGGTGGCCTGCGGGCCCATCTGCGGGTTCACCCGCACGTTGTCGGTGTACATCAGCGTGCCGGCCGTCTTGGTCTCGTTGTCGGCGACCTGGACGGAGAAGAACGCGGCCGTGGCGGGCGCGATGCAGCCGTCGGCCGCGCCGATCCGGACGGTCACCACGTCACCCGCAGCGGTGGCCCGGGGTGCCCCGGACGTCGCAGACAGGAAGGTGCCTGCCGCGTTGTACCAGCTCACGTTGATACCGACAGCGCCGAGCGCGGCCGGGGTGTAGACGTCGGCGTGGGCGCTCACCACGTCCCCGGCGATGACCGGCTGGCCGGACGTGCCAGTTGGGCTGGACGCGGACCACTGGCCCGCGCCGCCCGTGGCGGTCAGCAGCAGGGAATGGGTTCCGTCAGTTGGCCAGTCCTGGACCCCCGATGTGAAATGGGTGACCGAGGACTGGGTGACCGCGCAGTTCGTCCCGGTCCAGGACTGGGTGCCCGGCTCGAAGCCCCAGTGGTCCGCGCCCTCGTTGTACTCGGCGACCGCGCCCATCGCCTGCTCGCCCGCGAGGCGGATGAACCGGTCGATGCCCGCCTCGGTGTGGTGGCCGTCCAGCGCCTCCGACACCTTCCACAGCGGTATCAGGGCGTACTGGACGCTGATGTGCCCGATCGCCGTCTTGGTGATGTCGCTGGCCGGGGCGACCACGATCTGGGAGACGCTGCCCATCGACGACGCCGCGACCGACCCGGACGTCTTGGCGACCACCCCGGACGCGCCGGGGATGATCGCGGAGAACGCCCACGCGACCGCGGTCCCGGACTTGGCCAGCTCGGCGGACACCATCAGGGTCTGGCCGTCCGCCCCGACGGCCAGGTTACCGGAATCAAAAACCAGGCTCGCGCCGGAGTTGTAGCCCAGCAGGCGGATGTTGCCGCCCTTGCGGTACTGCACGTCCAGGCGGGCGACCGTCGTGCTGGACGTCAGGGCCCGGACCAGCACCTTGCCGTCGTTGCCGGTGTGCTTCGGGACGAACATGATGAACCGGATCACGTTGTTGTTCGGCTGGGTGCCGCCGCCGGAGCTGGTGTAGACCAGCTCGACCGAGCCGGGGGCCCCGGCGCCGCCGTAGGTGTGGTTGACGTTGTTCGCCCAGCCGCCGCCACCGCCGCCGCCGGGGTCACCGCCGGGCTGGCCGTCACTGGGGGCGTTGCCGCCGCCGTTGCCGCCCTTGCCGCCCCCGGTGACCGCCGCGCCGCCCGCGCCGCCGCTGCCGCCGGAGGAGTTCGCTCCCGCGTTGCCCGTCGCGCCGCTGCCACCGGAGCCGCCGCCACCGCCGCCGCCCGTCGCGGTCCCCGGCACTGCCCCGCCTGCGCCGCCAGGATGGTTGACCGGGGCACCGCTGCTCGTGCCGCCCAGGCCCCCGGAGACACCGTTCGCACCGCCGCCCTGGCCGGGATTCCCGGTCACCGTGGCGGCGTCACCGGCGATGGACGACGCGTTGCCCGGGCTGCCGCCTATGTTCCAGTTGCCCGGCGACCCGCCGGCACCGACGGTCACCGTGTACGCCTGGCCGGGCGTCACCGCCAGCGCAGTGTTCTGGGCGAACGCACCGCCGCCACCGGCCGTGCCCCCGCCGTTGCCCTCGCTGCCCTTGGTGCCGCCGCCGCCGCCGCCGATGACCTTGGCGTTCACTGTGGTGGTCGAGGCGACCCACTGGTAGGTCCCGGCGGCGATGAACAGGTCATCGCCGGAGGACCCGAACGAGCTCGTCACGCCCGTCCACGTCGAGCCGTTCAGCACCCCGATGGGCGACGAGCCGTTGAAATCGGACACGGCCTTGAACTTCGGGGTCCCCGACACGACGGTCATGTTGGAGCCGCCCTGGACCCCGGCGCCGATGACCCCGGCGTCCGCCTCCTCCTCGCACGGCCAGTACGCGACAGGTGCGAACCCTCCCGTCAGGGTCGCGAAATACCGCTGCAGCGCGGAACCCTCGCCACCGCCCTGGCCGATCCGCCGCAGCGGCCCCGACGCGGTGATGGGCACGTACACGTCGTGGCCGGACAGGTCGTTCAGCGGCGGCCAGTCCGGCACCTCACCCCAGAACCGGAACCCGTTGTAGACGTTCCCGCTCGAGGACGTGTCGTTCACCGAGATCCGCAGCTGCGTGTTCCGGACCAGGTACGGGTAGTACGCGCCGCCCGCGTAGTTCGGGGAGAACCGGCCGTCGCGGTTGTTGAACGTCATGGTGGCCGTGGCGGGCGACGGGGTGTCCCCGGCGGCGGTCGAGCCGCCCGTGATCGTGATCGTGTCCCGCTGGTACACGAACTTGGAGACGTCGATCCACGAGCCGTTCAGCAGGAGCTCGACCACGATGTTCAGCGGGAACAGGGCCACGTCAGGTCCGGCCCAGCGCCGACTGGACGTCCCCGCCCTGGACGGTGACGAACTTCTGGATGATCTCCACCAGGGCCCGGTCCAGGTTCGTGGCCCCGTGCGCGGTGCGGACCTGCAGCACGACGGGGGTGACGGTACCGCTGTGGCCGGGAGGCAGAACCCGCTCCGGGCGCCCCGTCTTGTTCATGGCCAGGGTCAGGCCGGGCATCAGCCAGCCGCCTTTGTCGTACCAGTGCGGGGACCGGCCCAGCCAGGTGGAGTAGGCGTTCGCGGGTGACCCGTACACCGACTTGAGGTAGCCGAACATCCACCGCAGCTGCGTGTACGGGCTGGTCCGCCAGTCCGACCCGGCGGCGGCCATCTTCGAGCCGGGCAGCGCCTGCGGGATCCCGTACGCACCCGAGGACTGGTTGACGATGAGCGGGTTCCACCCGGACTCGCCCATGATCAGCGCGTTCAGCGACCCGAACTGGCCGCCCCACCCGTACAGGGACAGGAGTTTCTTCGCGTAGTCCTGCACCGGTCCCTTCGGTGCCCCGCCGGGGAACCCGCCGGCCAGGCCCTGGGCGACCTTCGCGCCGATGCCGGTCGTGAAGTTCGTCAGCTGGCCCAGGCCGTGGCCCAGGCCGATGTGCAGGCCCTGCATGATGAACTTCCCGGCGCTGATGGCCCACCCCGGCGGCGACTTGATGCCGAGCGCGTGCAGGATCATCTTCGGCAGGCCGGTGAACCAGTGGATCACCGCCGAGAAAGTGTTCTTAAAGCCGGTCCACATCTGGTTAATGGCGGCCGAGGCGAACGCGGCCAGGGAGTGGCCCAGGCCGGTCAGGGCGCCGACGGCCCGCCGGGGCAGGCCAGCGAACCAGCCGACCACCGCCGAGATCCCGCCGCGGACCCGGGTGACCGTGTTTGACCAGATGGTGTCCCACACGGCGGCGATGTCGTGGCGCAGCGCGTCGAAGGTACCCGCGACGGCATGGCGGAAATTGGCGACCAGCCGCTGGTCGTCGGCTATCCCGCGCTGCAGCCGACCGAGGGTATTTGCCCACATTTTGTCCCAGATGGACGAGACGTCGTGGCGCAGCGCATCGAAGGACGAGGCGACATCGTGGCGCATCCTGGCGACCGCCGCGGGCCAGTTGAGCTCCAGGATGTTCGCGACGGCGGAGACGACGACGCCGACGCCGATCATGGCGCCCTTGATCACCAGGCAGATCCGCTCGAAGATCTGGCTGCTGGCCTTCATCCCGGGGCCGAGCGCGACGACGAAACCGGCCAGGCCCTGCACCAGGTAGACCAGGCCCTGGGTCATCTGCTTCAGCGCCCCGGACTTCACCATCTCGGTCATGGCCTGCGTGAACGCGGGCATCAGGATCTTGCCGGCCTGCAGCATCACCGTCAGGAACTGGCGGATGAACGGCAGGCTCGCCTTGAACATCTGCGTCATCAGCGGGCCCAGCAGCGTCAGGCCCTTGCCGAACTGGGCGAAAATCTGGGTCAGCGGCCCCATCACGGACCGCAGCGGCGCGAGGAACACCTGGAGCAGGCTCTTGAGGCTCTTCTGGAACCCCAGGAACGGGGCGAAGAAGTTGCTGTCCTTCGCGAACTGCTTGTTCGCGGCGACCAGGTCCGCGGACAGGATCTTCTTCTGGTTGCCGATCGCGGTTTTCAGCCCGGTGGTGATCTGCTTGATGGTCGCCGTGTCGGCCTTCAGGACCGTGGTGCCCTGGGACGCGCCGAACAGGCCGCCGGCGATCGCACCCAGGCCGACAGCACCGCCAATGCCCAGGCCGACCGCGCCGGGAACCAGGCCCGCGGCGAGCAGGCCACCGCCCGCGATGCCGCCGATGCCGGCGGGTGAGGAGAGCAGGCCGCCGCCGCTGGCCGCGCCGCCGCCCGAGCTGGCCGCGCCGCCGCCGCCGCCGAACAGGCCCGTGATCTTGCCGAGAATCCCGCTGCGGCCACCGCCGCCAGCAGTGGCCATCTCAGCGTCAACCGCGTCCGTCGTGGCCTTGGCCTCGGCCGCGAAGATCGCCAGCTTCCGCTTCGCGGCGGAGTCATCGATCTCAAGGTGAAGCTCAGGGAACCGGCCCTTCAGCTCCTCGGCCTTCGCCTGGACCTCGAGCAGCTTCTTCTTCGCGTCCGCCGTCAGGACCACGGTGTCCATCGGCTTGCTGACCTCAGCGGCCACCGACTTCATGTCGGCCTTGAACACCGCGAGCTTCTGCGACGCCGCCAGCGAGTCGATCTTCAGGGTGTACTCAGGGAACGCCTTCTTCAGTTCCTCCGCGCGGACGCTGATCGCGTCCAGCTTCGCCTTCGACGCGGTGTCGCCCTTGACGCCGATGTCGATCTCTACGGACTTGACCAGCGCCAACGGGTCACCCCCCGTCCGGTTCGTAGGCGGCGTCGATCGCCGCGGTCATCTGCGCGAAGTCGATGATGGTCAGGTCGTTCACCGCGGCGGGCGGCATGTTCCAGCGGGCCAGCGGCACCAGGTACTCAGACCGCAGCTCGCTTATGCGGTCAGTGAAGATGCGAGGGGGATGGGTCCGGAGCCATTCGTCGCGGTAGGGTCCGGCGGCTCGCCAGCCGCCTGTTTCGCGGCGGCCTCCTCTTCGGCTTCCTTCGCGGCGGACGCCATGAACGCCCGTGAGAGCTTGCCGAACTTGAAGTTCACGTCCGCGATCGGGGTTTGGCCGCCCTCCTCGAAGATCAGCCAGCCCAGCGCCTGGTAGCAGTCAGCGCGGGTGGTCTCCAGGAGGCCGTCTATGAAGTCCCCCATCGTGCCGCCGATGTGCTTCTCGATCTTCAGGGCCTGCTTGATGTCCATGTCGTCCATGTCGAACGGGTACTGCTGGCCCTCGTAGTCGATGATCAAGGTGAGCCTTCCGGGTCAGTGGTAGCCGAGGTCGTGGGCCCAGTCGTCCACGATCCCGGCGAAGATGCGGACCATCTCGTCCTGCCGGGCGTCTACGGCCTCGGCCAGGAACGGGCGGACAGGGATCTGCTTCGCCCACGTCCAGCCGGTGCGGGGGCCGTGGCCGTAGACCGGGTGGGCGATGGGCCTGCCGTCGGAGCGGCCTTCCATGGTGTAGGCCTGGGGCGCGCGGCTGCCGCCAGCGGCGATGGTGATGCGGGACGCGCCGCCCTGCAGCCGCACCGACGCCGGGACGCGGCGAGACCAGCGGGCCGAGCTGATGCGGGCGTAGTCGGCGATGGGGGCGGCGGCCTTGCGGAGCCGGTTGGCCAGGATCACCTGTTCCGAGCCGGGCATCTGACCTCCCTGTTTGACAATGTGGTATTACCGCATACAGTGAGCAGCGAGTGGTGATACCACCACCGCAACGAGAGAAGCGACATGAAGCGCACCAGGATCACCGCCGGCCTCATGCTCACCGCCGCAGCGGCGCTCACCGCCGCAGGCTGCGCCACCACCGGCCACCCCACGTCCGCAGCCACCGCCCCGGCCGCCGCGGCCACGTCAGCCGCGCCAGCCACCACCCCCGCGGCGACGCCCAGCGGCCCGGCGCAGTTCGGCCGCGCCAACGGCTGGACCTACAGCGACGGCCTGCAGGTCGCCGTCGTCTCCGCCACCGTCACCGCCGTCGGCCAGTACGCGGGAGGCGGCCACCCCGGCGACCCGGCCATCGTCCTCAAGGTCCGCGTCACCGCCGGCAAAACCAGCCTCGACGCCTCCGAGATCACCGTTGACGCCAACGCCGGGCCCGATGGCAGCCAGCTCGAGGCCGTGTTCGACACCGGCATCGACAACCCGACCGGCACCATCACCCCGGGCCAGCACGGCACCTACCTGTTCGAGTTCGACGCGCAGCAGGCCAGCTGGGAAAGCCAGCTGAACGTGACCATCACCCCCGGGTTCGACTACAACGCCGCCAGCTTCACCGGGGCCGCGTCATGACCGACCGGCACAAGCGACGGCCCATTCCCTTCCGGCCATCGGAGGGGGATGAGTCGTGGCTCAGAGACCACGCCAAGCGCACCGGGCAGGCCGTCAACGCGGTCCTGGCCGCCGCGCTCGCCGCCTACCGCGCACGCTATGAGGACAGAGAAGCGCAGTTATGATCACTGAGCGCGACTGCGTCGCCTGCGGGAAGGGGTTCCGCGGTCGTTACCGCAAGTGCTACGAATGCCGGGCGGCCGACCGGTCATGCACCGCCTGCGGCACCGCCTTCCGTGGCACCAATCATCTGTGCGCCCAGTGCACGCGCGCAGAACGCCAGTGCATCACCTGCGGGAAGTCATTCCGCAGCCGCTATCGCGAATGCCGCCGTTGCCGCGCAGCTAAGGTTGCACCGCAGCTGTGCCAGGTGACCGGCTGCGGAAACCTGAAGGTTCAAGGCCAGGGCTCCAAACTCTGCCAGGAGCACCGGGACGACGCCTATCAGCGGAAGCTGGAGCACCTCCGCAAGGCGGCCGAGGAACCTTGCCGCATACCAGGCTGTCCAGTGCCGAAGCTACCGGGCCGCTTCCGTTACTGCGCTCAGCATTGTTACAGCGCTGATGGACGGCACCGCGAAAGCATGCAGGTCGTGAACCGGAAGCGGGAGCGTAAGCATGGTGTTGGCTACGCCGAGTACCTGGCGATGCTGGACGCGCAGGGTGGCGTCTGTGCCATCTGCGGCGGCACCACGCAGCGCGGGCTGAGTCTCGACCATGATCACGCGACTGGCCAGGTCCGCGGCCTGCTGTGCGACCGGTGCAATCCCATGCTCGGCTATGCCCGCGACGACATCGCTGTATTGCAAGCCGCCATTGAATACCTGGCAAAGTGGTCAGGTATTCAAACCGCCCCATTGCGTATACCTTTGCACTTTCGAGGCAGCGTTCCAAGTTGATTTGAAGTTAACGGGACCGCCAATAGCACCGTCAGCGGAAAAGTCCGGGAGCACAGTTCCGAACCAGTAGACCAAGGGATCTGCTGTAATGTTCGGATAGAGGTAGAAGTTGCGCGCCAATCCGTCCACGGCGGCGATGTAGGTCTGGCTGGTCGCGTCGTCCATGAAGCCCCCAAAATCGCCGCTCGCGTCGGGGAGGCCCGCAACGTACACGGTGTTGCCGTCGCCGAACGCAGTGACGTCGGACTTGTTGACGACCATGTTCATCGTCCAGGACGCCTGGAACGGCAGCGGCGACGCCAGTGCCCCGGCGGCGATCCCCATGTACACCTGGCCGTTGCGGCCGTGAATTCTTGCCACGGTTCCGGTTCCTTTCCCCTACCTGCTGACTGGCTGCCGGTCGAGCAACCGGAGCAATGACCTGGCGTTGGCTTCGAACGTGCGGCCGGCTATCGCGGACCTGGCCTTCAGCGCAGCCTCGGCGCGTTCCTGCGGGTGGGCGAGCGCCCAGCGCAGCAGCTCCGACGCCTCCTGCGGGCTGGTGAAGCTGGGCAGCATCGGGAACAGCTCATCCGATTCCGGCCGCGGGTCCCGCAGGAAGTAAGTGCCGCACGCGGCGAGTTCCACCTCGCGGGGTCCCATCGCCCAGCCCTCGCCCGCGTGCTCGTCCTCGGCTTCGCGGCGGTACAGGTTCAGGCCGCACCGGGCCGAGCGATACACGTCGGCGGCCTGGTCGTTGCCGAAGCACTCGCCGAGGTCGTGGGCGACGAGCCTGCGCAGCGGCGAGTCCTCCGCCAGGGACAGCCAGTGCCCAGCCAGCAGCACGTCCAGCCCGTCCAGGTCCATCGCCTCGAGGAACTCGATGCGGGACGGGAAGCCGGTACCGACGAATCCCAGGTCACAGGCCAGCTCCGGGACCGCCGGGCCGGGATGGTGGATGGCCGGGCGGTAGGCGTGCGGCATGTACTCGGCCGGGCCGAGTTCGCGGTACTTCTCTATGTCGCACGGGTCGTTCACCAGGGACAGGTGCGCGTACTCCGCCATCTTCAGCTGCATGCCGGTCTGGTACGGGCCCTCGGTGAACAGCATGACGATCTTGTGGCCGCGCGATCGCATGACCTCCAGCACGAACGGCGGGGTGAAGAACGCCGACGTGCAGAGGATCACGTCCGGCCACCAGCGGTAGGCCGCGCCGAGGAGCCCGTCGGCGGCCATCGTGACCGCCTGCTCCCGGGTGACGGCCTTGCGGAGCTGCGTGTGGCCGTCATCGTCGAAGGTGCCGGTCTCGATCATGGCCGCGTCGTAAAAGGTGAGGCGGGTGTCGAGGTTGTATTCCATGACCTGCTCGCCGAGGGCGGTCAGCGCCTCGGACCAGCCCCGGAACACGTCGGCGACTGAGAAGTAAATTCGGCCCTGGATGGACTAGCAGCCAGCGCACGGGCACCACCTCCCTTCAGCGGGAGGCCGCAGCCACCGCATTACTCGGTCCCCGCCGTGACGGACAGGCGGGCGCCGAGGTACTGGACGCCACCCCACTCCAGCAGCCCGTACGTCTGGGCGGTGGTGACGACGGCGTAGTCCACGACGTGGCCGAGGGTCTGGTCGGCAGCGACGGCGGCGCGCACCGAGGAGGGGCCGGTGGCGGACAGGTAGCCGTCGATGAGGAGCTGGCCGCTGCGCTCGTCGGCGTAGGAGACGAGCAGGATGATCTCCAGGAGGTAGCCGGCGACGCCGGGCTCGAAGGTCTCGCCGTAGGTGATGAACGTGCCGGGCGCGGGGACGATGATGGCGATGGGCGGGCTGACCTCGCCGGTGACGGATCCGGTGGCGCGCAGGCCGGGGATGCCGTCGACGGCGGCGGCGAGCGCGGCGCGGACGTCGGACAGGACGGCCATCAGACCCCGACCTTGCGGCTGCCGCGGACGTAGGGCTGCAGGAGGGCGTAGATCTGCGGGTTCGGCTTGACGCGGACCACGCCCATGTCGCCGAACCCGACCACGCCGAACGGGGCATCTTTGAGCTTGAAATAGTCGGCGGCGAGCTGCATGGCGGCCTGGCGGACCGCGGGGGGGATCGCGGGCCAGCCGAACACGCCGACGACCTGGATGCGGTCCTGGCGGGTGAACGCCCACGTGAACGGGAAGAACTTCCCGCCGGTCACCCGGATCTGGGTGTAGGGCCGCTGCTCCCCCGACGCACCCGTGTTGTAGGCACGCTCGCCCAGGGCCAGCTCGAAGTCGGTGCCCGCCGTCCATGTGGTCTCGAACACCCCGTCGCCGTCCGCGTCGGTCTTCAGGGTGGTGACGGACACCAGGTCGTCGGTGGACAGGCCCCAGAGGCTCTCCGGGACGTAGGTGCGGGTGTCGGTGCCCCGCCAGAAGTACCGGCCGGTCGCGCCCTCGATCCACCTGGAGGCGGCCTGGCAGGCGAGGATCACCTGGTCGTCGTCGGACGTGTCGGTGATGGACAGGCGCGACTTCAGTTCCTCGGCGGTGCAGTAATACTGGCCGACGGTGACGGGCTGGACAGTCCACGTCCCGGCGGCCACGTCGGAGGCGGTGCCGGTGCCGATCCACACGTAGGACCAGATGCCGTCGAGGAGGCACGGGATGTTCAGGGTGTAGACACCCGTGCCGGTGCGGACGATCTGCCCGGCGGTGACGGCGTAGGTGACCTGGCCGCCGGCGGGGTCGGTGACGACGCACGTGATCACGGTCGGGTCGGTGGCCACGCCGTTCACCTTGAACGTGTTGGCGAGGGTGGCGATCTCGCTGGCGCCGGAGTAGAAGACGGTCGCTGACACCTGGTCTCCTATCCGTCTGATACCGAGGGGCCAGAACTTCCGGCCTGGGTGACAGTGCTGGCGCCCGGCTGCCCGGTGGCGCTGGCCGCTGACGTGCCCTGCGCGGTCAGCGTGGTGCCGTGGGCGGCTCCGGTGGCCGTGGCGGCGGACGTGTCCCCGGCGGTGACCGTGGGGCTGCTCGCAGCGTTCTGGAGCACTGGTGGCGGCACGAATACCGCGATGCCCGCCCGGCTGTCCGCCCGGCCGTACAGCACTGGCTTCTGCGGCTGGCCGTGGACCGGGCCGTCCAGGGCCCGCACCACCGGCCCGGCGCCCTGCCGTATCCCGTCCAGCGACAGGACGCGGCCACGTGCTGGCGGGGGTGGCTGGCGGCGGTAGATGCCCAGCGGCTGCTTCAGCGCCGGGACCGGAGGACCCGAGCCCGCGAACGTCCCGGCGCGGTGGCTTACCGATCCGCCGCGGGCGGGCAGCCGGCGGGACTGGACCGGGTGGCCCAGGGGATAGACCGGCGGCCCTGACGTGAGGGACACCGCGGTGAACGTCCCCGCCCGGCTGGCGGTACGCCCGCCGCGCTGCGGCGGGGGCTGCGCGCGTACCGGGCCGTCTGGCGGCCTTACCGCTGGCCCGGTGCCGCCGTAAGTCCCGGCGCGGCTGCTGGTATCCCCGCCGCGCTGCGGGAGCCTGCGGGCCGCCACGGGGCCATGCAGCGGGTAGACCGGCGGCCCGGCCTGCGGTGCCGCCGTGGCGGGCGTCCCGGCACGGTGGCTGACGCTGCCGCCGCGCCGCGGGAGCGCCCGCGCCTGCACCGGGCCATCAGGTGCCCGCAACGGCGGCCCGGTCCCGGCGAAGATGCCAGCACGGCGGCTGATGATCCCGCCGCGGGTCCGGGCGGGCTGCGCGCGGACCGGGCCGTGGAGCGCCCGCACGGCGGGGCCGGTCCCGGCGAAGATCCCGGCGCGGCGGGCGAGCCAGCCCCGGATCCCCGCTGCCCGCGAGGCCATCACCGGGCGGCTCCGCTGCTGTGCAGCCGGGGCCGCGGCGGGCAGGAAGGAGACCGTCTGCGTGGCGCTGACCGAAGTGACGCCCAGCGTCCACGTCGAGGCGTAAGTAAGGGAACCGCTGGCCGACAGGACGAAGCCGATCCCGGTGCCCGGGGAGACGGCCTGCGTGCTGCCCGCGGTGAACGGCGACCCCGCCGCCTGCGTGGTCCCCGTCGCACCCGTCGAGCAGGTCGTCAGGACCAGCGCACCCGCGGTGGCGTTCCCGCCCAGCGCCGGGCCCGCGGGCGTGGTGGTCGTCGCATTGCCGGTACCCACCGCGGCCCGGTCGATGACCGCCGACGCGCCGCGGAAAATGTCGATCGCCAGCGCGCAGGCGGTAGCCGCGGCGAACCCGGTCAGCGTGATCGTCGAGCCGTCAGCGATGCTGACAGGCGTCTGGAAGACGTGAGTGGACTGGTAGAACGCCGAACCGGGCGGCTGGGTCTCCAGGATCTTCGTGAACGGCGTCAGGTTGACGGAGTCCTGGACGGACATGGTGTTGGCGACGTGCGTGCCGCTGCTGGCCGCGCAGACGTAGATCAGGTCCCCGGCCTGGATGCCGGTGCCGCCCGGGATCGTGGCCGTGGCCGACGCGGCGGCGGCCCGGGCGGTGATCGATGCGCTATTGACGCGGGTGATCGCCACCGCGGCCTCCCCTCACAACCTCCCTTCAGCTACCGGAGGGGCATCACTCAGTGAACTCGATCTCGCCGGCGAACGTCGTGCCCGTCCCCGCAGACGACGCCGTCACGAACAGCGCGAACTGCGTGGAGATGGGGACCGGGATCTCGAACCCCGGCGTCTTCCACTCACCCCAGTTCGACCCGGCGGTGAACGGCACCGACTGCGCCCACAGCTCAGTGGTCATCGTCAGGCCGGTGATCGCCGCCGCGGACGTGCCGCCCGCCGTCTTGAACAGCGTGTTCGCGGCCAGCGCGTTACCGGCCAGCTGCCGGGCCAGTGCCGTGTTACCGCCGGCCTGCGCGCCGGTGTTGATGTTCAGCGAGAACACCACCGACGCGTTCGACGGGAACGCCGCCGCCCCCAGGACGCTGCACCGGACGGCGGAGATGTAGCAGTCAGCGGTGGCCGTGGTCACCCCGTACAGGATCGGGATAGGAGTGGTCACCGTGGACGTGGCGCCGGTGGCCAGGGGGGTCGAGGTGTCGAAGACGCCGACCTTGTATGCGCGTGCCAGTGCCATCTGTCAGCCCGTCCTTAGCTCTTCGCCGCGGGCTTTGCCGCGGTCCGCTTCTCAGCTGCATCCGGCGCGGGCCGGGTCTCCGCCTTGCGTTCCTGCGCGACCGGCTGCGCCCATCCGGCCGCGCACACCGCCGCGCCTTCCTCGTCGTCCACGTCGATCTCGCCGCCGACCGGTGGCCACATCCGGCCGTCGTGCCGCGGGCCGGTCCGTTCCTCGAGCATCCGGATCTTCACAGCAGACCTCCGTAGGCGGATTCCCAGAGCTTGTATCCGTGCTCGATCGTGTGCGCCCGGGCCAGCTCGCGGGCCTTCGCGCCCATCGACTCGCGCAGCCCGCCGTCAGCGGCCAGCTCCGACATGTACTTCAGCCATTCGTGGTCGCGGCGGACCAGGAACCCGGTCACGCCGTGCAGGACGAAATCCCGGTACGGCTCCGAGTCGGTCGCGATCACCGGGATGCCGCGGGCCGCGTACTCCAGCGCCTTGATCGCGCTCTTGGACCGGGCGAACTTCGTCAGGACCAGCGGCGCCAGGCCGATGTCCAGGTCCACCGACTGGTAATACGCCTCCGGGTCAGCGACCACGTGTGACCAGGGGCTGAACGTGACCCGCTCATGGCGGATCGTAGGCCGGTAGTCCACGCCGCCCAGGTGCCCGTCCCAGCCGGGGAAACGGTTCAGGAACCGGCGCAGCGGCGCGGCGATCACGCCGATGTCCCGGCCGTGGGACGCGCCGCCCATCCACCCGACCCGGGGCCGTTCCCGGACGGCCCGCGGCAGGTCACACACCCAGCCGGGGATGAAGTTCGGCAGGACCGCCACATTCGGGTTGTGCTCCCGCATCACCTCGGCGAGCGGCTCCGTGGTGACCGTGACCAGGTTCGCGACCTGCGCGGAGTGCGCCACCGCGTCCTGCGCGTCGGCCCGGGAGTACCGGGTGTACGCGGCCCAGTTGACCGGCTCGACGGCCTGGACATCGTCGTCCACCTCGTACACCAGCTTCGAATGGGCGGCCATCCGCCGCCAGGTGCCCATCCCGGCGTGGTTGTCCCACCGCTGGGCGATGACGATGTCCTGCCCGGTGACCTGGCCGGCAGTGACACCCGGGCCGTCGCTCTGGTCGGCGGAAACCAGGGTCACATCGTGGCCGTGGCGGCCCAGTTCCTCCAGGGGCAGGATCACCCGGTACCAGGCGCAGCCGGAGCCGTCGTGCCCGGCGAAGATCCTCATCAGCCGCTGAAGTAGTAGTCGGCGGTGATCTCGCCGTCGAACGCCCAGGTGATCCCGGCGGACATCCAGCGGGCCACCAGGTCCCAGTCCACGGTTTCCTGCCACCCCTCGTCCCGCCACGTGGCCGTTTCCAGCAGGGTGCGGCGGTGCATGATCGCGGACGTGTCGATGCCGCCGCAGAACGGCGGGTCCGCCCCGACGATGTACGCAGGCCCGTGGCCGTTCATCTGGATCAGGCTGTAGGCGAACCCGGCACCCGGGTCCGCCTCCAGTGCCGCGGCGAGGCGGGCGACGTGATCTGGGCGGAACGCGTTGTCGTCGTCCAGGTAGGCGATGTAATCGCCCTTGGCGAGTTCCAGGCCGCGCAGCCGGGCGCGGTGGCCCCACCTGGCGACCGGGTCATGCTCCGGAAGTTCCTCGAAGGTCACCAGGTCCCCAAGATCAGCCATCCTGGCGGCCAGCGCAGGGTCCGGGCCGTCGGAGACGACGACGTGCTGGATGCTGGCGTGGGTCTGGGCGCCGACGGAGGCGATGCAGCGGCCGATCAGCAGGTCGTTCCGCCGCCAGGTCGGCGTTACGACGCTGACGAGTGGCTGGTCAGCCATTCCCGGTACCAGTCGATCGTCTCGGGGACCAGGTAGGGCCACGGGTTGCGGCACACCGGCGACGCGGCGACCACCTCGGCGAAGTCAGGCTCACCCGGGCGGGGCGCTCCGTCCAGCGCGGCCGAGCCGGACCGGGCTGCGATGGCGATGTCCGCAGCCACCTGCGCGACGCTGACAGGCTTGCCGCATCCGGCCTCGGTCACCGTGCCGTACGGGCCGCCTATCGCGTCAGCGAGCGCTACAGCCACGTCTGAGACGTGCACCGGGTCGATGAGCTGGCCGCCGCCGCCGCACAACTCCAGCGGGAGGCCCTCGAGGGCGTTGCAGGCGAACGTGGGGAAGAACTTGTGCACCGAGGCGGGGCCGTGCGGCGGTCCCGGGATCTGGCCCGGGCCGTACACGTGGTAGGCGCGGACCACGGTGATCTTCTCGCCCAGCCAGCGGGCCCGGGCGAGGCCGAGGTCCTCGGCGCAGGCCTTCGTGATCGCGTACGGGTTCGGCTGACCCTTGTGGCCGGTGCCGATCTGCACCACCGGCACGCCGCCGTAACGCTTCGCCGCGTCGTAGATGTTCAGCGCGCCCAGGATGTTCACCTCGGCGGCCTGCTGCTCGGCGCCGAGCAGCTCCGGGGTTCCCAGCATCCCGGCCAGGTTGACCACGGCGCCGATGTCGCGGCCATACAGGGCTCGCTCGGTATCGTCTGCCGACCGGATGTCCTGGCCCGGCCGGTCGAACGGGACCACCTCGTGGTCGCGCTGCGCCAGCTCGGCGGACAGGTGACGGCCGATGAACCCGGCGCTGCCGGTGACCAGGACTTTCACGGGCTCACCAGCATCATCGAATCCACCATCTCGCGGCCCTCACCGAATATCTCCGCCGCCACGTGGCCCACATCCGGGCAGCAGCACCACTCATCCACGTCATGCACCGCCAGCACGCCGCCCGGCTCCAGCAGCTTCAGCGCCTGCTCGATGTCATGGCGCACGCCGGGAGCCCGATGATCCCCGTCGATGAAGATCAGCCCGAACCGGGCGTCCTGCGACGCGAGCCGCGGCAGGGCCGTCTGCGACGGCTCCCGGACCATCTCCACCCGGTCTGCCACCCCGTAGGCGTCAAGGTTGGCTGTCATCGCCTCGAACGACCCGCCGATCTGGGCGTGCGGGTCCACCGCTGTCACCTGGGCACCGGCCAGGGCCATCGTCACGGCGCTGTACCCGAACGCACTGCCGACCTCGAGCACCCGCTTACCGGCGGCGAGCGCCTGGAGCCGGGCGGCCTCCGCGGCGGTGACGGACGTGCTGATACCCGGGCCCGCGCCAGGTGCCACGAGCCGCCAGGGCAGGTGCACGCTAGGTCTGCCGCCAGCCGCTGTCCGACGGCCAGTCGCCGGACACCTTCCCGGACATGTCACACGGGCCGCTGGCCAGCTTCACCCACGGGCCGAGCATGGAACCGTCCCCGGCCGCCGCGTCATAGGGCTGGCCGGGCTGGTCGGGTGCGGCAGTGACCGGCTCAGGTGCGGTAGCCATCAGTCCATCGCCTTCCATGTCACGGGTACCGGCTGGTACGCCATGGGCAGCCGCGACGGCGCGGTGCCCACCGGCAGCGTGGCGCTGGCCTGCACGGCCGGGTCGCCCTGGTGCTCACGGTCGGGGAGCGGGTCCGACGGCTGACTGCCCGGCGCCGTCATCGCCTGCTCGTTGCTGGACACCATGTTGCCGCCGGCCTGCGACGTGGCCCACGGGCCGAACCTGGCCTCACCTGAGAGATCCTGCATCCTCAGCTCACGCTCCTCCCGCCGCGCATGACCCGGCCCTGCCCGGACCCGGTCGACGTCGGCTCGTTCCCCTTGATCCCCGGCAGCTGCGGGCCGCCGCCCGCGTACGACCCGTCGATCGCCTGCGTCCAGTCGTTCGGGCCGGAGATGTCGTCGTTCACCGTGTCCTGCACGTAGGAGCCCGACAGGTAGGAGCCGGGCCGGGTGAACTTCACCGTGTCCGCGCCGCCGTCGCTGGCCTGCGCGCCAGCCGACCCCGGCGCGCCCGTGTCAGCGGTCTGCGCCGGGCCCTCACCGGAGATCCCCTCGTTCAGCTGCCCCGGCTCATTCGTCGGGTCAGTCCCGCCGGACGCGCCCGCGGTGCCGGGGGCGCCGGTACCCGGCGGGAGGGCCACGCCGAACAGGGAACCCGGGTACTGGCCAGGCTCAGCCGTCGCGTCACCACCGCGGGCCGTGCCGGAATAACCAGGGGTCTCACGCGACGGCGCGCCGTCATATCCGGGACTGGGTGTGGTCACGGGATCAGCCCTTCCTTGTCGTCAGGTACTCCGCGGTCTCCGCGGACACATGCCTCGCGCAGCGGAACATGCCGCCCTCACGGATGATCGTCATGCCCGGCATGCCCACGCAGCCGCAGTCCAGGCGCCGTATGAGCGCCCCGCCCTCCACGCACGCCTCGCACACCGCCCGGCCGTCAGGCAGGCCCGCGCCGCCGCGGCCGGGACGGATGCCCCGGCCGCAGCGTGCGCACGGCTGCCGCCCCGCGCTGGGCTGCCTGACGCGGCGGCGGTTCGACATTTAGGTGGTCGGGGCCTTGTAGAGCTTCACGGCGTTGGTATCGACCAGCGCCCCGTCACCGCGGAGCAGGCAGCGGAACGTCACCAGGTCCGTGCCGAACGCGAAGTCGTCCGACCGCTCGAACCGCACCCCGCCAACCAGCCGGACGAAGAACTGGCTGAAGTCGCCGAACGCGACGCTGAACGCGCCAGTCGTCGACGCCGGGATGAACGGGTCAGCGACGATCGGCTTGCCCAGCAGCAGGTCAGGCGACCCCAGCACCGCCGACGGCTCCCAGATCGGGCGCTGGTTCCCGTCCACGATCTTGCGGAACCCGCCGATCGTCTTGTCCGCCGCCATCCAGTAGCACGACCGGGACTGGCGGTACGGGGCGATCACCGAGTACTCCAGGTCCACCAGGTTCGCGTACGTCGGCGCACCTGCCAGGCCGGTGGTGGCGCCCGTCACGCCCGGCGATGCCGACGTGGCGAAGATCAGGCCCGCAGGCTTGGACGAGCCGTTGCCGTTGACCAGGTCGGTGCCGAACGCGTTCCCGACCGCACGCCCGGCCTGCATGGCCAGGTAGCCGATCAGGTCCACCCCGGAGTCATCGATCAGCTCACGGCCGAGCTGCAGCATGATGCCGTACTTGAACGACGTCAGGGTGGACAGCGCGAACGCCGGGTCGGACGTCGGCAGGGTCCCGGACTGGGCGGTCAGTGCCGCCGTCGAGTGGCCGGTGGTCTTCGGGATCTGCAGCGTCTCGCCGCCCTCGGTGTTCAGCACCGTCGGCCCGGCCTGCATGATGCCGCTGACCTCGATGAGGTGGGCGATCAGCCGGTCGTAGAAGTCGGTCGGCACGATCGCCGTCGGCGTGCCGGTGTTGGACAGCAGGGTGCGGTAGTTCAGCGGGCCGAGGCCCTCGGTGTTGTGCGCCAGCTCGACGGCCTTCGTCTCGCCGCGCAGGAACGCCCGGATCTCCGCGGCGGCGTCCTTGCCGCTGCTGTCCGCGTAGCCCCCGGCGGAGGCACCGTCCCCGGCGCGGCGCTCGACGGGCTTGCGGCCGATCGCGTCGAACGCGGCGTCGGTGTCCGACGACCGCTTCTCGGCCTTGAGGACGCCGCCGATCTTCTCGTCGATCTTGTCGAGTTCCTCCATGTGCCGCGCCCAGGCGCCGTTCTCCTCCGGCGTCATCTCGCGGTTCTCATCGGCGGCGTCCTCGACGTACTTGCGTGCCTCGTTCCACACGTTCAGGCGCCTGTCACGGAGCCTCTTCGCAACCTCACTCACGGACTTCCCCTTCAGTTTGTGCTGGTGACTGGCCGTGAGGGTGGTTGCGTTGCCTGCCCTCGGTATTCAGTTGTGAAAGCGCGTTACCCCTGGTCAGCGAACGGGTCGCGGCGCTTCTCCATCAGCTTCATCATCGCGGCCGCCCCGGTGATCTTCGGCTGCGGCGGCTTCACCGGGGCACCCCGGTTGTCGGTGCGGATGAAGAACCGGCGCAGCTCGTCCTGCGCGGCCAGGCTGACGACCTCCTCGAGCTCCACTTCCTTCGCCAGCGCCAGCGACCGCAGCCCCGCACTCGCGTCGGGATAGGCGGGATCGAGCACCGGGGCAACGTCCACCAGCTGCACCTCGTGCAGGGTCCGCATCGGGTAGTTCTGGTCCGTCACCGACCACTCGTCACCACCCGGCGGCACCCGGAACGCGAACGAGCTGAACTGGATGTCGTGGCGCTGGACGAGCTCGAGGATGTCGGCGCGGGCCTTCGGCGGGTCCACCTCGTAGTCCAGGCCGGTGCCGTCGGTGCGCAGCTGCAGGGTCTGGCCGGCGGTCGTGCCGAGCACCATGTTCGCGTCGTGGTTGTACCGGCAGATCACGTTCGGCCAGCCGAGCGCGCGGGACTGGTTGAACGCGCCCGTGCCGACCTGCTCGACGAACCCGCCGAGGTTGCGGGACAGTTTCCCGAACACCGCGCCGTAGCCGCCGATCTTCTGGCCGTCCGCCGCGGCCCGCGTCTCGATGAGACCCGGCGTGTACCGGCGTTCCGGCTCACCCGCCGGGTCGGCGGCAGCCCGGCCGGAATCGCTGACGGTCACGCCGAACTTCGCAGCTGCTGCCCTGATCTTCGGCATCGCCTTGTCTCCAAACGGTGATTGCGGGGCCCGCGCCAGCGCGTTACGGACGTGCGCGGCGTCGTGGATCGGGAAGTGCCGCAGCGACCGCGGCGTGGTCTTCCCTGAGCTGTCCTTCGTGCCGCCGCTCTCGATGAAGGCGAAATCGGCGTCCGGCAGGTCATTGATGGAGCCGGTCGAAAGCTCAGCCATGTCCGTTCCCGTTCCCGTTCATCGCCGGGGCCTTCCCGTTCACTGGCGCCCCGCTCCCGTTCACCGCGGCCGGGGCCGCGGGGTACACCGGCGGGGGCGGGGCGGCGGGCTGCGCGGCGGCTTCCTTCGCCAGCACCGCCGCCTGCTCCCGTGCCAGCTGGTCCGCCGGCCCCTCGGTCACCAGCTGCTCGAAGGACTTCGGGATCTCCTTGATGCCGCGGGCCATCGCCACCAGCACCTGCAGCGGCAGCGGGTCCGTTCCGACCCCGCCGCCCGCGAGCGGCTCCATCTCCTCGAGCTCCCGGATCTCATTGACCGTCTTCAGGCCGATGTCCCGGTCCACCTGGTAGATCTTGTGCCGCGTCTCGGTGTTCGTCTTCAGCATCGCGTCCGCGTTGAACCGCACGTACTGCTGCGCGGGCAGCACGTCGAACAGGGCCGTCTCGATCCGCACCAGCCACGGCCGCAGCGTGTCGGTGATCAGCGAGATCGACTCGTCCTCCTGCGTCGAATAGGTGAGCGAGTCGCCGCGCTTGCCGCCGATCCGCTCCGGGGGCAGCCCCAGGACCGCCGCGATCTGGGTGGCGTTCAGCTGCATCGCCTCGATGAACTGCGCCTCCGACGGCGGCACCGATACCGGCTTGTAGTCCCAGTCCCGGCCGTACACCAGCGGCTCGCGGCGGCGGATCGCCTGGGTCAGCCGGTTACGGATCTCGTTCGCCTGCTCCGGCTCAACCTCGGTCTCGGAGTTCTGGAACGTCCCCGGCGGCCAGCCGCCCGCCCGGTACCACGACGCGCCGTACTCCAGCGCGTCGTTCCCGGAGCTGATCAGGTTCATGAACAGCCGCAGCGGTGACAGCCCCGCCAGCTTCCCCGGCACGCTGAACGCCCGGATGTGGAACAGCTCGTCGCGGGACATCTGCCGGCCGTAGAAGTAGATCCGGGCCCGCATCGGGTTCCACGGCTGGTCCGGGTCATCCAGCACCT